AGGCGTAAGGCCGCGCGCGGAGGTGCGACTTCCTCCCAGGTCCCCGAACCCAGCCATCAAGGCTGGCGAGTCCGAGGAGACGGACATGCAGACCACCCCCACCCCCACCCCCACCCCCACCCCCACCCCCACGCCGATCCGCTGCGCACACCACAGCGCCGCCGGGCAGTGCACTCGCACTCCCACCCAGATCACCTCCGTCGGGCTCCTCTGCGAGGAGCACGTGAAGTTCTGGAAAAACTGATTCGAGCACGCGGCGGGCACCGGAATGAACACCCACTCCGGTGCCCGACCGAGCCGCTCGGCTCAACTTCGAAATCGATCCAAGGAGAAAACCGAGATGCCGGGCATCCACGGCAGCAAGAAGGCGATCAAGCGGAGCGAGGCCAACGCCTCCAAGCTCCGCAAGGCCAAGGAGGTCCGCAAGGTCCGCCGGGACCGCAAAAACAAGATCAAAAGGTGACGAGCGGGTGTCCGGTAGCCAAGCCGGCCGGGGAGGTGCGAAGCCTCCCCACCCACGCGCAATGCCGGCTTAGCCGCTGAGCCGTGATCAGCGCGGGCGCCCACCAACGTGATTGGAGGCTAGGTAATCGGTGCCGAATCCGCCGAGAGGGAATCCCGCCGTATCCAGGGAGGCCATTCGGGAGGCGCGGTTTGGGCCCGGACGCAGAGTGCCACTGAGGGCAAAGGCAGCCAGCCGGGGCGATACCGGGGAGGGCGAACCAGCGGCACGTCGGGAGCGAGCCCCGACCGTCCACGAGGCCGAAAGGCCCCACAGACCTCAGCACTAACCCGCGTAGAGCACCCGTGAGGAGTGCCACGCGGCCTAGACCCCCAGGAGGGGCCATGAGCACCACGCAAGCGCAGCTCTTCGCGACCGAGTACGCGAAGGACACCGCACGAGAAATGCTCGACACGATCAAGGGCACCAAGACCAAAGCCGAACGGGTGACGCGGATCGCGCTCGCGGTCTCCATGCCCCACCAGATCGGCTTCATCCTCGGACTCGCCCCGCTGCGGTGGGGCTCACTGCGCGAGATCCTGGAGTCGGCGACGCTGATCCTCGGTTCCGTCCTGATCCCGGTCGCGGTCGACTACCTCATCCTCATCTGCATCCAGGTCCTCTCCGCGAGGGGAGCGGCCAACAGCTCGAAGAAGCTCGCCTTCTGGGGCATGCTCTTCCCGATCGGGGTGTCCGGCACGGTCAACGTGCTGGCCCCCGCCCCGGCGCTGATCCGGGTCCTGTTCGGCGTCGCGGTCGTCTTGATCCCGCTCGCCGAGGGGATCCGGGCCATGACGCGGCCGGACTTCGGGAAGATCGAGCGCATGGAGACGGAGATCGCCGGCCAGGTGACGGCGGTTGAGGAAGTGGTGGTCGAGACGCGGCCAGCCAGGACGCCGACGGAGCAGCTGAAGGCGGCCAGGAAGCGCGCGGGGTACGACAAGATGACGACGGCTGAGAAGGCGCGGTGGACGAAGGCGTACAAGCCTCGGACCCCGAAGGCCCCGGACGCGGTGGACCTGATCGAAGAGTATGCGAACGACGAGCCGGTGAGCCCGGCCGTCTACGTCGGACGGTGAACGCGAGGAAGCGCCGCACGGCCCGGAGAGATCCGGTGCCGTGCGGCGCTTTTTTTGTGCCCTGCAACCAATCCGGGCTCGCCTGGGACGAGGGGTTGTGGATCTCCGATGTGGACAGTCACTGTCTCGATGATCAGGACATCAGGCGTCAGGCAACCGCGGCGATCGCGTGCAGCAGCGGCGCCATCACCCAGAACAGCAGCCCGAGCGCGACCAAGTTCCACCTCGCGGGCACGTTGAAGACGGCCAGCCCGAACATGACGGCCGCGAGTAGGTACAGCACGAGGTCCAGGACGACCATGACTACGGCGTCGGCTCGGGCGTGTCGGTCGGATCGGCGACCGCCGCGTCTGCGGCGGCGGACATGGCGACGGCGACGGCCTTGGCCTCGTCGACCTTGACGCCGATCGCGGTGAGGTCCCCGGCCGCGACGAGGGCGGCGAGCTCGTCGAGGATGCGGGTGAGGTCCGACGCGGCTTCGGCTTGGGCGGTGGCGAGTTCGTCTACTTTGGTTTCGAGTTCGGCCTTCGTGGTCATGATCATTTCCTCCAGCGTGTCGAAGCGGGGCGCGTAGTCCACGCCGGGATCGGTGTGGACGTGCACGTGGACGTTCACATCCGTCATAGATCTACTTATACCCGATCGGAGTTGTCTGGAACCCCTCCGGCTCACGCATCGGGCCCCCGTCAGCGGTCTCCGACCACGAGCGAAGGCGACGACGAGTCGCCGACCTGAGCCGACACGATCGACGTCAACGCCGACAGCACGGCCGCGCCCAGCGCGATCCCGCCGGCCGCGCCCCAGTTCGCGTGCCAGGCGTCGAAGAGCTGGTCCGCGCCGAAGTACAACAGCGCGCCCTGCGCGGCGGACTTCAACGCCCGCTCAGCGGTGGCCTTCCAGAACTTCGAGGTGAACATGTGCGCTCCTATCGTTGCCGTGGCTGGCGCGGGGTTCCGCTGTTCAGCTTCGGGTGGGCCGGCTTGCCGTCCAGGCCGCCGCGCCACTCGACGAGCTGCCCGACCGTGTCCCGAACCTCGTTCACGTCCGTCCGGACCTCTTCCACATCGGCCCGGACTTCCTTGATCTGGCCGGGCAGCGTCGGCAAAACTTCGTTCACCATCCGCAGCGTCCGTGTCAGGTACCGCCACATAGGCTTCACCGCTTTCAGGTACAGGTACGTGACCAGGGCGAGGATCGCGAGGATCGCGGTCGCCGCGCTGCCGACCTCGATGACGGGCTCAAACAACGCCGCCTGCCGTTTCAGTTGTCATGTCGCTCCCGGCAGCGGGGACTAGGCCACCGGGTATTTCTAACCGCGCGTCAACACCACAATCAAGCCAACCACAGCGGCGAGCGCCGCGACCGCGCCCAACGCCGCGTAGATCCGCTGCACCGGCGACCACGCCTGCTCCGTCTTGTCACGGCGCGCCTCCTCCGCGTCCTTCAACGCCGCGGCGGTGGTGACGACGGTCGCGTCGCGGGCGACGGCCTGGTCGCCGAGACGCTGCACCGCCAACCGCAGCCCCCGCATCTCCTCAGCCAGGTCGCCGAGACTCCCGTTGATCGCGGCGAAGTGCTTGTCGTGGCTGGCCAGCCGCTCGGCTATACCGCCCGCGGTGTGGCCGCGGTCGTACGCGTCCGCGTGCTGCTCGCCCATGGTCAACTGTCGTTGTCCGCGCCGGCGCGGGCCTGCTCGTCCAGCTCCTCGTCGACTATCTTGCGGACCTCTTCGGCGGTCAGGTCGCCGCCCGCCGCGTCGATCTTCGCGACGATCTTCGCCAGGTCCTCGTCGGAGAGTTGGACCGGGTCCGCGTCGGACACGTCCTCACCGAGGGCGCCACTGTCGAAGTCGGCCTTCGAGATCGGCTTCAGGTCCTTGACCGTCATCCCCCAAAACGCGAGCCCGGCATTCATCGTGCGCAGGTCCCGCCAGCCCCACCACGACGGGCCGTTGCTGATCCCGACCGCGCCGCCCTCGTTCACCCTGTACGCCCTCGGCATGTCGCCGCCCTCCTCCTCCATCAGCCACTCGGCATAGGTCTGTCCACGCAGGACGGACAGCATCGCCCGTTTGTTCAGGTAGTCCTCGGTGTTGGCCCGGATCTCCGAGAAGTGAAAATGCCACCGGTGCGTCGCGTCCGGGGTCCGCTCCGTCCACGACTGGAAGTCGAATCCATCCGCGGCGTCGTCAGCGTCGGCCTGGCACAACACCTCCCGCCAGCCCGCGAGGCGCGGGTCGCGGGCCAGGAACGCGGCCCGGACGCGGGCCCCGTATTTGCGGATGTTGCGCAGGTCGCCGGCCTGCGCCGATTTGAACGTCCAGTCCCCGGCCGCGCCTTTGTCGTCGGGTCCTTTCCGGTCCCCGAGAAGTTGGATGGAGTAGTCGCGCCGCCAGGCCGGGTTCGCGAGAAGGGTGTTCCGGTCGGCGTGGTAGCCGGGTTTGAAGTTCCCCCAGATTCCGGAGTTGACGGTGTCGGACGGCTCCAGCGCGACGAGTTGCTCCATGAACCACCACCACGCGGCGGTGATCCGGGCCGGATTCGGGTTGCTGCCAGCCATGTCAGACCCTCGCGAACGGCGACGACGCCATGGCCCGCTGCCGGGTCAGCGCCTCAGCCCACACCTCGGCCCACCGCCACGCGTGGCCCTCGATCGTCTCCGCGGCTGCGGCGGCCCTGCCGGCGGCGGACATGTCGACACGCAGACCCTGGTTGTCGACGAGCCGCCTCAGCAGCTTGTGCCAGTCCTTCGGCGTCTCCGCCAGCAAACCGACGCGATGCCGGGCGTTGAACGCCGCGTACTCCACTCGAGGCGACGCGACCCACGGCACCCCGCACGCCGACAGCTCGAGGACCTTCAGCCCGGACTTGGCGCGGTTGAATCCGGTGTCGGCGAGCGGGGCCATCCCGACGCCGAGCTCGGCCAGTCGCAGCGGCCAGTCGAGCAGGTCCACAGAACCGGTGCAGTCCGGGTCGCGGTCCAGTCCGAGCGCTTCCCGGAGGCCGTTCGGCGGCCCGACGCCGCGGTACGTGTGGCCGGCGCGGACGAGGCGGGCGACAGCCGGGCCGACCTGTTGCAGGTCGAAGGGGTGGGAGTGAGTTGATCCGGGCCAGCCGAACACGGGCGAGTCGTGGTGAGGTATGCCGAGGTAGGCGGCGGGGACCCGGTTCGCGAGGACGCGGCCGCGACCGTGGGGGGCGTAGACGGGCAGCAGCGCCGGCGTCGACACGGTGACCATGGTCGCGTTGCGGCACGCGGTCTCCGCGTTCGCCCACGAGTGGCGCGGGTCGCGGCCCGTCTTCGGGTGCAGGCCCGCGAACGCCGGGTTGTTGGGGTCGATCTTCGTGAGGTCGTCGTCCATGTCGACGACGACGGCGACGCCCTTCGCTCGGACCATCGGGATCGCCTGGACCAGATTGGACAATGACACCCGCTGCATGACGACGACGTCGGCGTCGGGTGGGACGTGCGCGGTGACGAGCTGGCCGGTGCGCTGGTCGAACTCGCCGCCGATCCCCTCCCGGTCCGACGGCATCATCACCCGCACGTCGAGGCCTTGCGCGCGCAGCACCGCCGCCGGGGCGATCAGCCGGTAGTAGCCGCAGCCGTGGGCGTCTGCGGGGTAGCAGTAGACGATCATTCTCACCCCCGTGAGATCAACTTCGTTGAGCGTAACCCTGAAACGTCGGAACTAGCCTGCTGCGTCTCCTCGCTCGGGGCGGCCGGACGTGTTGCCCATGACCTTGTCGTCGAGCCAGTGGTGGCGCCAGAGCCAGCTTTTGCGGCGCAGGTGCTTGATGGCCGCGCCGGCCTCGAGGCAGCCCAACGTGAAGTAGCGGTCCTCGCCGGAGTTGACCTGCCCCCGGTCGAGTTCTTTGAACCCGACGTGTTTGGCGAGGTCGGTGCGGACGAGGGTGGTGATGGTGGTCTCGATCGGGTTGGCGGGGTCGAACTCGTTGAGGTAGTGCCCGACGGGGAAGATCGGGTCGTCGTCGAGGATTCGGGTGGTCCCGTCCGCGAACTGCTGCATGATCTTGAACCAGGGGTAGACGAAATCCGCACCGGTCTCTTGCTGGTGCTGGACCAGCCACTCGAGGTGTTTGGGTAGGAACTCGTCGTCGGAGTCGAGGAACGCGACGAAGTCGGTTGTGGCGGCCGTCAGGGCGCGTTGCCGGGTCGCGGCGGCGCCTTCCCGGTCGTTGTCGACCGCGACGTGGATGGCGTCGGGTGGCCGGGTTTGGCTGTGAACGCTGTCAATGGCGCGGGTGAGCATGCCGTTGCGGAGCCGTGCCGGATGGGCGGGGATGATGACGGAGACGGTGGGGCGGGTCACGGGGGGATCCTCTCTCTACTGTGGCCGGTCGGGGCGGCCCGATTTTCCGGCGGCCCAGCCGTCATGGTGGATGCCGGTGACCCGGTCGACGAACACGCCCCGCAGGCCGGCCTGCCGCCAGTCGCGGACCATCTGCCAGTCGCTGGCGTTCTCCCCGTTCGGGTTCCACGTCGCCACCTGCAACGCCCCCTGCCAGCACATGACGCCGGTCGTGTCGAGGTGCCCCAGCTCGTACGTGTCGTCGCCGATGACCAGGTACGGGTTCCCGCCGACGCGGAAGTCCACTTTCGACACCGACCAGACGGCGTCAGCGGCCCGCATCGCCTCGATGTGGGCGCGGGCGTGGTGGGGCAGCAGTTCGTCGTCGTCGCCGAGGAAGCCGACGAACTCGCCGAGGGCGAGCCGGGACCCGAGCATCCACGGGTACGCGCCGGTGCTGGCCTCGGTGGTCGGGTTCCGCCATGTCTCGTTGATCTGCACCGACCGCATCCGGTAGTCACCGATGCGGTAGTTGTGCTTGTCGTCGAACTCCTCCGGATTCCGGTCGGAGACGATGATGTGCTCGATCGGCCCGTCCCAGTCCAGCTTCATCACCGACGGGACGCACCGGTTGAACAGGTCCTGCTCCCGGCCGGGAAATGTCGGGGTGACGATCGACACCAACGGCTCAGCCAAGGTCCGCCTCCACCATCCGCCGCACGATGTCCTTGAACCGGACCTGCGCCTCCCACCCCAGCACCCGCAGCGCCTTCGACGCGTCGCCGCACAGCAGCTCCACATCGGCCGGCCGGAACCGCTCCGGCGTCGACACGACGTGGTCGCGCCAGTCGAGGCCGACGACGTTGAACGCCTCCTCGCACAACTCGGCCACGCTGTGGCTCTCCCCGGTGGCGAGGCAGTAGTCGCCGGGCTCGTCGCGGCCCGCTATCAGCGGCAGCGCGGTCATGAACTCGGGCGCCCAGCCCCAGTCGCGGCGCGCGTCGAGGTTGCCGAGGGCGAGCCTCAACGACCGGTTGCGGCTGGCCTCCGCGGCGGCTTTGGTGACCCTGCGGGTGACGAACTCGGCGCCGCGGCGCGGGGACTCGTGGTTGAACATGATCGCCGCCGACGCGTGGATGCCGTACGACTCCCGGTAGTTGACGATTGTGTGATGCGCGAACGCTTTCGCGACGCCGTACGGGGAGCGCGGGCTCATCGGCGTCCGCTCGTTTTGCGGTGTGTCGCGGACGTCGCCGAACATCTCCGACGACGAGGCGTGGACGAGCCGGACTGTGGGGTCGACGTGCCGGATCGCCTCCAGCAGCCGCAGCACGCCGAGGCCGGTCACCTCGGACATCAGCGCCGGCTGCGCCCACGACGACCCGACGAATGTGATCGCGCCGAGGTTGTAGACGACCTGCGGCCGCAGGTCGTGGAGGACCGTCTGCAGCGATGACTGGTCGAGGAGGTCCCCCTCGACGAGTCTCAGCCCGGGCAAGTCCGCCCGCAGCTGCGTCCGGGCCGGCCCCGGACGGCCACGGACGAGGCCCCACACGTCGACTTGTTGCTCGAGGAGCTGCCCGGCGAGGTAGTAGCCGTCTTGTCCGGACACGCCGGTGATGAGGGCTTTCACAGCAGCACCGGCGTGGGGATGGGGACGATCCACCGGCCGCCCTGCTGCGCGAACTGCGCCTCTCGGCGCATCACGTCGGGCAGGTAGTTCCAGACCGTCAGGACGTAGGTGTCCGGCTGTCGGCTGTCTGCGGTCGGGGACACGATCGGGATGCCGGTGCCGGGGACGTATCGGCCGTGTTTCGTCGGGGTGGTGTCCACCATGTACTGGATCAGGTCGGGGCCGATGCCGCAGAAGTTGAGCAGCGTCGTCGCCTTGGCCGACGCGCCGTAACCGGCGACCCGCTTGCCGGCCTGTTTCTGCGCCTGCAGCATGTCCACCAGTCGGGCCCGGATCCGCTCCGCGCGTCCCTGCAGCCCGTCGAGGGCGTGCGGGCCGGCGAGCCACCGCTCGGCGCGCAGCAGCGCGGGCACGGTGTCGTCAGGAGGGCCGTCGCGGCCGATCGTAACCCGAAGGGATCCGCCCTGGGGGTTGACCTGCTCCACGGACAAGGCCATCAGGCCCCGTTCGGCGAGTATCCGGTCGAGGGAGGTGAGGGTGAAGAACTGGCGGTGCTCGTGGTAGACGTGGTCGAACTGGTTTCCGGTGACGAGGTCGGCGAGGTATTGGAACTCGACGACCGCGACGCCGTCGTCGGCGAGGAGCAACTCGATCCCGGCCACGAAATCGGCGAGGTCGGCGACGTGGGCGATGACGTTGTTCGCGACGATGAGCCCGGCGGGCTCGTGGTCGGCGAGGATGTCGAGGGCGGTCTGGCGGCCGAAGCCGCGGACGAGGACGTCAAGGCCCGCCTCGGCGGCCATCGCGGCGGGCCCGGCGGCGGGGTCGACGCCCAACGTCTCGCAGCCGGCTGCCTGTAGGTGTTTGAGGAGGGTGCCGTCGTTGCAGGCGATCTCGACGGTGAGCCGGCGCGCCAGGTCCCCGAACCGGCTGAGGAGCTGTTGGGCGTACAGGCGTTGGTGCTCGGCGGCGACCCACGACGAGCCGGTGTAGAAGCCGTAGTCACCGCCCCACAGGTCAGCGTCCGGGACGAGTTCGGTGAGTTGGACGAGGGTGCAGACCCGGCACCGGAACAGGCCCAGCGGCCACCTGCGCTGGCCGGGGTCGGGGCTGGTGGGGAAGTCGTCGGCGAGGGGCGAGTCGCCGAGGTCGAGGATTTGGACAATGCTGTCAGATCCGCAGCCCCCGCACGCGGTTCGTCTCATGACGCCAGGTTCCCTTCGTAGACGGCGGCCCACCGGTGGGCCTGCTTGTCGATCGTCCACATTCGCGCCGTCGCGAGCGCGCCCTCGGACAGCGCCGACAGCCAATTCGTGTCCCGCCGGCCGAGGAGAAACGTCAGCGCCTCTTGCAGGTTGTCGCCGCGCGCCCCCGGGTAGGTCAGCCCGTTCACCTCGTCGTCGACCAGGTCGGGGTATTGGCCGATGGCCGGCACGACCGGGATCACGCCGCGGCTCATGTACTCGAGCGCTTTGATCCACGACTTCGACGAGTTGAACGGGGTGTCCGCGAGTGGGGCGAGGCCGACGTCGAAGTCGAGCGCGCGCCAGTAGGCATCCATCGTGGACCATCCGTTGTGCTCATTCGGAATGCCACCCATGTAGTCGGCTCCGATGGTCCGGAATCGGACGCCGTTCCCAGCGACGCGCCGCAACGAGGCCCGGTCGTGGTCGGTCCAGTCCTGGGCGTGGAACGGTGATCCGGCCCACCCGATCGTGGTCACGCCCGGCCGCCGCTCGGCGGGCACGACGCTTGCCGGGTGCACGCAGTTCTGCAGCACCACGACCTGTTTGTTGTATGCCCGGCACAGTGCCGCCAACCTGTGGGTGGACACGGTGACGACGTCGGCGGCCGCGATGTTCGCCTTGATGTTCTCGGCCACGTCCGGCCGGCCGTACAGGGAGTAGGGGATGGTGTTGGCGGGGTCGACGTTCAACAGGTTGTCGTCGAGGTCGTAGACGGCCAGGACGCCCGGCGTCTCGCAGACGCGGCGCCAGGCCGGGTTGTCGTCGGCGAGGCGCTGCCCGACGACGACGTCTCCGGCGGCAAGCTCGGCGGGGTCGGGCCCGCGCCAGATGACCTCGAACCGCTCCGGGTCGAGGTGTGTCAGCGGCAGATGCAGCCGGTAGTGCCAGCAGCCCGCGGTGTCGGTCGCGATCGCGAACACGCGACGCCGGGTCACCACGGCCGGCTCCCCCATTTGGCGGCGAACGCTTCGCCGTCGCGGCCTGCCTGCTCGGCGAGGCCGGGGACCGTGGCGATGAAGGCGTTGGGGAGCCGGTTCGGGACCGGGTGCCCGCCGATCATGACCATTCCGCCTGCGGCGCGGGCTTGCCAGTCGACGTCGGTGTCGCACCACCACCACGCCATCGACTCGTCGGGGACGACCTTCTCACGGCCGTCGAGGATCCACGCCCATCCGGGCATCCGGCCCGCGATGTCGTTGTCAGGCGCGGTTTTGAGGCGGGGCTCGTGCTCGTGGCCGAACGGGTTGGAGCAGCCCACGGCGGCTCCGGTGGCGTCCATCGCGGCGACGACGGCGTCGTACCAGCCGGGTGGGGGGACGGTGTCGTCGCAGAGGATCGCGATGTGCCAGGGCCCTTCCTCGCCGTGGCGCAGGCTCGTGGCGGCGTGGATGGCGATGTTCCACAGCCGGGACAGGTTCGGCGGCTGGTCCGGCACGGTGAATAGGGCGACGCGGTAGCCGTCGTCGAATCCCGGCTCGAGGAGGCGGGTTGTGATCGCGGGTTGTGAGGCGTTGTCGACGACGATGACGACGTCGACTTGGGGGCCGATCGCGGCGACGCAGTCTTTCAACAGGTCGGGGCGGTTGTGGGTGAAGATGGCCGCGAAGCGACGGGGGATCATCTACGCAGCGTAGAACACGGATTTAGACAGTGATGGCATTCGCGAACCGTGACGCGTCGCCGAGCCTGTAGCCGCGCAGCCAACACACCTGCGTCGCCCCGGCGTTCATGGTGATCGTCCCGACGCCGCTTCGCTCCAATGTGAACACCGCGTTGTCGGTGACATCCGACGCGGTCGTGTTCCGGACGACCATGTCGGAGCCCCAGTCGTTGGACCCGCCGACCGCAGACCGCAGCGCCCACACCCCGGCGCCGAGGACCGCGCCGCCGACCGACGACCGCCGGATCCGCCACAGCGCGTTGTTGGTCGCGTTGGACGACGTGACGTCGGTTCGGATCTCGAACTTGTACGCCCGGCCCGCCTCGAACAGGAAATTGGTGATTGTCAGGATCGCGACCTCGGTGGTGATCCCGCCGGCGCTCGTGACCGTTGACGCGCCGTCGATGTAGACGACCGGGTCTTCGACAGGCGCGTTGGGGCGGCCGATGACGTACATGCCGTCCGGGGGGACCGACATCACCGCGACCCGCTCGCCGGCGGGGATCGCGCCGACAAGCGACACCGCCTGCGCCGGGACGGACAGGGCGTCGGAGTCCAATGTGACCACGGCGGCGGCCGGGACCGTCCCGTCCGCGACGGTCGCGAACTGCAACTGCCACGTCAACCCGAGCCGCTGCGCGTTGTCCTGCACCGCCTGCACAAGCACCTTCGCATCGCTGGCGGGGGCCGTCATTGGAAGCTCCGGCGCAGCGCGTGAGACATCGGGGCACCTTCTTGCAGCGTCATCGACCAAGCCAACTCGAGCCAGTTGACGCCCCGCCACCGGACGACGTCGTACGAGTCGTGCCGCGGGTCCGGCGCGGTGGCGAGCGTGGTGCGCCGGAACACCGACTGGCGGATCCCCAGATTCCGGGCCGCGGCGGTGGCTTGGGAGCTGTTCGCGACCTGCAGGTTGACGACTTGCGGGATGACGAAGCCTCGTTGCGCGATCGAGTACGGCGCGGACGGCGGTACGTCGTAGCTGCCGGTGATCGGCCCGGCCAGGGCGTCGCCTGAGTTGGAGGTGACCACGAACCGGTTCGGGGCCGTCAGCAAGTCGGACGTCTCGGAGATCGAGTCTTGGATGACGCGTCGGCCGCGGTCGAGGTCGATGGTCGCTACGGCGGTGTCGGGGTCGACGGTGCGGATCATCCGCAGCGCGGCGCGGTTGTCGAGCCACGGGGTCATGTAGTCGCCTTGGGTGGCGTACGCGGCGAGGACCTGCCCGCGGGTCGTTCCGGGGGCCCAGGCGCCGCTGGCGGCGTACGGAGACGCCTCCACGATGGTGGCTGGGAGCGGCAGGCCGGCGAGGAGGTCCAGGATGGCGTCTTGGATCGCGGCCGTGGACGACCACGCGGAGGACAGTTGCTGGTCGACGAGGAACATCTCGTCGAGGAGGACCAGGGCGGCCCGGTCGCCCCCGGTGTTGATGGCGTCGGCTTGGTTGGTGAACATGAACCGCCCGAGCGGGTACGCCCCGGCGCCGAGGAGCATCGACGGGGCGACCCGGTCGGTGAGCGGGTTGATCGCGGCGGTGTCCGCGACGCCGAGGTTGACCCGAAGCTCGCGTTTGACGGTGCGGGTGGTGTCGTGGCTGATTGTCGCTCCGGACCGGATCGGGTGGAGCTCGCCGAGTTGCTCGCCGGTGACCCCGTCGACGAGGTCGAACCGGTAGGTCGCGGTTCGTTGCCCGACCCACGTCTCGAGGTCGAGCTCGGCCTCGTTGGGGTCGGGCGTGCCGGTGGCGGTGGTGAGGGGGAGTTGGCCGGGCCAGTTCCCGATCAGGCTGGTCATGGCTGGACCGGGGCGGGGGTGCGGGTGAGTTCGACGATCTCGACGCGGGCCAGGTATTTGGTCCGGTTCCCGGACGCGGCCACGGCGGGGACGCGGACGTTCGCGTACCACCTGTCGCCGATGTCGTCGCGGACGCACACGTAGGGGAGGTCCCTCCAGGCCAGGTCTCGGAGGGTGGTCGTGTCGGCGAGGCGGGCGGGGTCGATCGCGGCGGCGTTGACGAGCAGGGTGCGGGCGAACGACTCGAGGCCTCGTTCTGTGCCGTGGAACGCGGCGACGCCGTCGCGGCGGTACATGGGCAGAAACGCGACTTGGTCGCCTTCGGGGAGGCTGAACGCCTCCTCCGGCGTCCCGGACCATTGCATGATGTAGGCCGCGTTGGAGAGGCCGCTTTGGTCGGCGTTGCCGGTGAAGATCAGGGCTCCGGTCGCGTCGGGGCAGCTTCCGGTGACGCCGGGTGTCGGCGGCGCGCCCGTGACCTGGCCGGACCAGGCTCCGGCGAAGTTGTAGACGTTCAGGACCCGCATCCGGTAGACGGACGGCAGGCCGACGCGGGCTTCGAAGTCGTTGAACCCGGTCCCAGTAACGGTTTGCGACAGCATGACCGTCTCGAAGGCGAGGGTGACGGTGTCCCACCGTTGCAGCTCGTAGGCTCCGAACCCGGACGCCGCGAGCGAGGTTTGGTTCCAGGTGAGGCGCTGGTAGGAGATCCCGGATGGGATGCAGCAGTCGGGGGTGGCGCAGTTGAGGCCGATCCCGGTGACTGTCTGGGTCAGCGGTGTCAATGTCAGACCGGTGACGGCAGGCGGGTCTTGGGAGAACAGCAGGACCGCGTCGGAGGTGGCGTCGATGGTCGCGCCGGACACGTACGGCGATCCGACGCCTTGCGGCATCCAGGTGAGCTCTACCGTGTCGCCGGCGGGGGGCTGGTAGGTGGCGACGCCGAGTTGATGCGGCGCGGGTGCGAGGTTGTAGAGGTTGCCGGGGACGCCGGACACCGCCGGGGCGCAGGCGCCCATGACCTCCCACCGGTTGCCGGCGTTCTCACCGGCCGCGGACCAGGTCCAGGCCGGGTTGCCGGCGACGGCCCCCATCGACGGCGGGGCCGCGAAGCGGAGTGTGACTTCGGCCCACCCGTCGGCGATCTCGGGCAGCGCGTCGAACGCGGCGGGTGTGATCGACACCGTCGACCCGGACAGCCCCCCGACGCCGGTCAGGGTGAGCGGGACGGTGGTGTCGCCGTGCCGGCGGGCGTAGAACCGGACCTGCGGATACGTGTTCGCGGCGCCGGAGATGTCGTCGTAGACGTCTTGGGTGGCGGTGACTGTGCCGTAGACGTGGGCGGCGACTTGCCGGCCGTAGGCGTGGGGCTCTGTCAACGTCCCGCCGGAGGCATGGAGCGAGATTTGCGGCAGGACCATGGTCGTGTTGGCGGTGAACGTCTCCCCCAAATGGTCCTGCGCCGGCTTTGGGATGTTCACCTGCAGCGCCGGGTGCGGCGGGGTCTCGTACAGCTGCCGCAACGCGTTGAGGATCGGGTACGGGGTGTCTTGCACGGCGTCGATCCCCGTCTCCGGGGAGGACAGGACGACGGTGTACACCCCGGCAGGGAGGACAGGGTTGAGCGCCAGGTTCGACATGGCCCGCATCGGCATCGGGTTCGCGCCGTACACATAACGCTGGCGCAGGCCGTAGAACGCGTTCGCGGTCGGCGGCCCGAACGCGACCCCGGACACGGCGAGGCGCTGCTCGTCGCAGAAGATGACCTCCAACGCGGCGTACAGGTAGAACAGGGCGGTGCCGGAGGCGTTCCCAGCCCCGGCGAGCCGGACCGTGATCCGGCCCGACGCGGAGATCTCAAACCGCTGCAGGTCGCTGTATATCCACGGCAGCCGTTGGACGGTGTTCGACGGCGTGCCGGAGAAGAACGGGCCCACCTCCCCGAACGGGATCCTCGATATCTCGGGACGTCCGGGCCCGGCCTCCGGCGCGACGATCGTCCCGGCGGACGTGGACGCGTACAGGATCCCGTCCGTGACGGCGGGCGGCATGATCGACGCCCGGCCGTCGAAGTCGGCCAATGTGGACGATGTGGCGGTGTAGAGCAGGTTTACGGCCAGAACCCGTTTCCCGAACAGGAGCTGGCTGTACTGGTTGACGGCGAAGTACAGGTCGGCGTTCGCGTCGGCGGGCGTGCCGCCGGACAGGGTCAGGTTGAACCCGTCAGACGGGTCGGCGAGGGCGTCGGCGAGGCTCGCCGCGGGTGAGAACGTCGCGTTGCCGGTGACGCCGCCGTTGTTGACGGGGATGACCACGGACCGGATCGGTCCGGACAGGTCCTCGAATCCGCGCGGGTAGACAGCGATCTGGAACACCTGCCCGACCGCGTCCGACGACGGCAGCTGGTGGGCGTAGAACCGGCCTTCGGTCAGGGTCCGGGGCGCGGCGAGGGTGAGACCGTGGCCGACCTCGAGGGTGTTGACGACGGGGGTGAGGAACAGGTCCTCGTCGCGGATAGGGGCCCATTCCTCGCCGAGGATGATCGGGCTGTACCAGTTGTAGTTGCCCATCTCAGACTCCGCCGTTTTTTAGGTAGTCAAGCGCCGCCATTACGAGGTCGGGGCTGTCGCGAAACTGCCCCAACCCTGCGTTGCAGGTGATGCACAGCAGGCCACGCACGACGCCGGTGGCATGGCAGTGGTCTGTGTGGAGCCGGCTTCCGTGCTTGGGTGGACCTCCACAAATGGCGCACTTCTTCCCAAACCAGTACTTGACGCGGGCTCGATAGCCGGCCTTGCTGGCGTTGGCGCGTGCGTACACGCACATTTTGCACCTGGGCGAATGCAGCCGTCCGCTGGTCTGCAAGCGAAACGCGTCGATCGGTTTCGTGATCAAGCAGACGGTGCAAGTCTTCTCGTGCGTCTCAAAGACCCTGTATTGACCCTTGGCTGGCATCTTCTCAGACCGTCCTGACTGCTGTGGCGATGTCGCGGCGTTCGAGTTCGGCGACGATCCCGGCGCCGACGGCTTGGCCGGTGCGGTGGGCCTCGGCCTCGGTGGGAATGGCGCCGGTGAAGTGGACCCCGCCGACGTTGATGATCACACTGGCGAGGGACCCCGCCGCGCCGCCCGGTCCTGTGGCGGTGATGGCGGGGCGGGTGGCGTCGTTCAACGCGGCCTGCAACTCGGGCAGGCCGGCGTGGATGCCCTCGACGATCCCGGCCGGGATCTGCTTCCCGACCGCGTCGGCGAACACCCTCGACGGAGACGCGATCCCCAGGGCCGCTTTGGCTCCGTTGACGATGTCGGCCATGGCTCGCTTCACGGCGTCGATGGCCCGCCCGACCGCGCCTTTGATCCCGTCGATGAGGCCGCCGATCATGTTGCGGCCCATCTCGACGAGTTGGCCGGGCAGCGACGAGATCGCGGCCATGATCCGTCCAGGCAGCGCTTTCGCGAAGTCGACGACGGCGGTGACGCCGGCGGAGAAGTTGGCTTTCACCCGCGTCCACAGGTCGGTGACCAGCGCGACGACTTTGCCGGGCAGCTCGGACACGAACCCGACGACAGCGGCGATCCCGGCGCGGAACAGGTCCCCGGCGGTGGTCCACAGCAGGGCGACGAGCGCGGCGACTTGGCCGGGCAGGTCGATGAAGAATTTGATGATCGTGGCGATGCCGAACCCGACGGCGGTGAAGAACCCGTCGAATGCTCGCTGAGCCAGCGACACGAGCAGGCCCGGCAGCGCGGCGATCGCGGCCCCGATCTTTCCGGGCAGTTCGGTCCAGAACTGGATGGAGCCTTCGAAGAACGCGACTACGGCTTCCCAGGCGGCGGCGAACGCACCGCCGATAGCGTTCCCGACCGCGTTCCAGTCGATCGCCTCCAAGAATTTTCCGAACTCGGCGACGGCGTCGGCGAGGAAGCCGAGCCCTTTCGCGAGCAGCGTGACGAGGGGGAGCAGGCCCTCGATCGACAGCCATTGCAGGAACGCGGCGGCGGCTTTGATCAGCGGCGCGACGATCAACAACAACGCGCCGACAAGCTCCCCGATCGGCGGCAGCAGCGGGATGAACGCGAGTGCCAGGTCGGCGAGGGTGGGGGCCAGGTCGGCGATGATGGGTGCGAGCGCCAACGCGACCGGTACCAACGCGTTCGCGAGGGCGCCGACGACTTCCCCGATGACGGGGAACAGCGGCGCGAGGGCCTGCGCGATCTGGCCGATGGCCTTGCCCAGGTTCGCCAACCCGCCGGTGTCGCCGGCGGTGCGGACCAGCGTCCCGATCCCGTCGATGATCGGCTTCAGGACCGGGACGAGGAATTGGACGAGTTCGGTGATGAGCGGGATGACAGCGGACAGCGCCGATCCGAGGGCGGGGGCCAACTCCCCGAGCGCGGCGCCGAGGGCGGGCGTGATGTCGGTCAGCGACTGCTTGATCTCCGGGATCACAGGAGCAAACCCGTCGACCAAGGCCTGCGACAGGGTGTCCTTGAACGTGGAGAACACGCCGAGAAGGGTCTGGGCCTGCTGCTCCATCGCCCCGGCAGCGCCGGGGAACTTTTGCATCCCGGCGAGCAGCGCGGCGACGCCCTCGGTCGCGCCGACGGTGCCGGCTGAGATTTGCTTCATCGCCTCGGCGGCGGAGATCCCTTTCGCCGCGGCGATCGCGGCGACGCCGTTGAATCCGGGCAGCGCGCCGGAGATTTGGTTGATCTCCTCCAGGGTCACCTTCCCGGACGAGCCGATCTGCCCCAACGCCAACGCGACTGAGGACATGGCTTGCGCGCCGCCGCCGGTGACGGAGGCGATGTTGCCGAGGGTGGTGAGGAACGGCTCGAGTTGGTCCTTGGCGAGGCCGACGGAGCCGGAGAACGCGAGGAACCGTTTCGCCGCGTCTGCCAGCTCGGGCAGCTCGAACGGCGTCGCGGCGGCGAAGTCTTTCAGGCCGGCGAAGACTTTCGTGCCCTCTTCGACGCCGCCGAGGAGCGAGTTGAACGCGACTTGGGTCTGCTCCATCGCGGCGGCGGCTTGAAGTCCGAAGGTGGTGAGGGCGCCGAGCCCGGCGGCGGCTCCAACGCCGGCGCCGATCAGGCCGGTCTTCAAAATGCCGAGCGCGCCGCCGAGTTTCGTGGATATCCCGCCGGCGGCTTGGTCGGTTTGCCGCTCGACGTTGTTCATCGACACGGTCGCGGTCCGGGACAGCTCGCGGAGGGCGGCTTCGGCGCGTTCGCCGCCTTGCTGGAATTCTCGGCCGAGGTCGTTGCCGGCGGCGCCGGCGGCGGCGGCGACGCGGTCCAGCGCCGTGCGGACTTCGGTGACGAGGTCGCGGAGGGCGGACTCTATGCCCCGGTCGGCCTCAGACGCGAAGCGGGAGAAGTCGGGGACGATCGCGACAGTGGCGGAGTCGATCGGACCGGTCATGAGGGCCACCCCCGTGGCGTGGCCCTATGACGTCGCGTCTGCCTGTTCGGCTGCTGCTCTGGCTCGGGCCATTCTGGCGACGTCGGCCTGCCGGCCCCTGAACCACGGCGGTGGCCGCAGGGTGGGGGTGGCGGGTGTCGGCGCGTTGAATTGGTTGAGCGGCCCGGTCAGTTGTCTGTTTAGTTGGTCGTGTTTGTCGGGATTGGAGTTGAGGAGGATGTAGTGGTGGAGTAGGTCTAGCCAGTCGGCTGGGTCGAGGGCTCGCCATTGGATGCGGCGTTCGAGGCACCATCCGTTGAAGAGGTGCTGTCGGTGGGGTTGGTCGTCGTCCCGTCCGTCGACCCATCCGGCGAGGGCGAGGACGGCTGTGTAGGGCGCATCCCGTACCGCTCCAGGAGCCAGTACAGGGCGGGGATGGCCTGCTGTTGCAGGTCGATGGGCTCCTCTTCGGACAGGAGGCGCTGTTTGAACCGTTGCCCGGACCGACCGGGCAGCAGGATCTCGAACATGTCCCCGACGCGTTTGAGCGTGGCCTCGATGTTCGTGCCTATCTGGGCGGCGTCGCCCATCTCACCGTGCAATTTGGACAGTTTCGTCAGAGCGATGGGGGAGATGATGGCGGGGGCTTTGAACACGTCGTCGTCGATCCGGAATTGGTGCGGGTCGCGTTTGATCGTGAAGTCCCGAACGCTGTTCAGGTCGGGGTCTGGTTCGGTCATGCCCGCAGTCTAGATCTTCGACGCGTCAACAGCCTTCACCGGAAACGAGCACCCCCGCCGCGCCTGAGCCCACGGTCAGCCTCGGGCGGCGGACAGCGCGTTGCGCAGGAACGGGTTCGGGACCATGCCCCGCACCTGCCTCGCGTACACGAACTTGCGGGACCCTTTCGGCCGGAACCGGAGCCGCTTCGCCCGCCTCGGAACAATCGGCCTCCCCGCCGGCCCGTAGATCCCAGTCCCGTCATGGACCCACCGCGCGTAGTTGACGTTCGTCCCGACCAGGACGGCGGGTTTCCCGTCCCGCGTCACCAGAACCGTCGAGATCGACGCCCGCAACCGCCCGGTGTCGACCCGCTTCGGACCCCCGACCCCGCCCAGGTTCCGTTTCGCCTGCGTCTCCACCAACAGGCCGCGGCGCATCAAATCCTTCGCCACCGCCCCGTTCGGCGAGTTCAACAGGGCCTGCACCGCGCCGAGATTCATCTGGTGCGAGAACCCGGCCGGCATCAGCCGGCGCCGCACAGGCAGGACCGGACCCCGATCAGGAACGCGGTCTCGACGCCGGCGCAGCCGCCCTGCTCCCCGACCGTGACCGACGGGTTCATCGCCCACCCGCCGATCACCCGGCTGTCCTTCAGCTCGGTGAGGCAGCAGGCCAACGCCTGCCGCACCGCGGTGCGGTCGTTCTCCAGCGTGTACGCGGCGACCAGCGAAGCGGCGCACGTCGGCGGTTGGCCTTGGTCGTCCATTGTGGGCACGCAGCGGGTTACCTGGACGACGACCTGGGCGACCTGCCACGGCGGGCCGCACTTCGACCAGTCCCTCGACGCGTCGGCCGGGGTCGGGAACCGCGTCGACCCGTACACCGACTGGATGGCGAGGGCGACTTGGCCGCCGCAGTCGCAGTTGTCCCACGGGATCAGATTGGTGGGCAGGAGCAGGCACTGCCGAGTCGGGGCGCCGGCGGGGGTCTGCGCGAGGGCGTCGACCACGCACGCGCCGATCCCGGTGACGATCGGCGCCAGCGACAGCGTCAGATTAATCGTCGTGGTCGGCACGTCAGGTCCCGACGCGGCGGAAGCTCGGACCGTCCACGTCGAACACCAACGGCGGCGCCTTCAACCGCTGCGGGTTGTAGGTGGCGACGAACATGTCCGTCCACCGCAAGCCCAGCATCCCCGCCGTGAGCAGCTCGGTGAACGTCGGGAAGTCGATCGTGATCCCCTGCCGGGACACGCTGGTCGCGTTGCGGCCAAACGCGCACGCCCCGCCGAGGCACCCGGACACGATCTCGCACGCCAGCTCCGCCACCGCGAGCTTCCCGACCGCGGGCACGTCCTGCCCGTAGGTGAACGTCACCGACCACGTGTCGGCAGCGGTGTCAGGCTGCGTCAGGTCCTGGCAGATCGGCCACATCCCGCCGTCGGTCCGGACGAGTTTGCGGAAGTCGTCGACTCGGTACGACCCGGACGGCATCGGCGACCCGTTCAGCATCACCATGGTCACGGTGTTGACAGGGCCGGGCAGCCACGCCTCCGACAACGCGACGCAGGAGCAGGTGCCGGCGCAGCCGCCGCAGGTCAGGTTGTACCAGGCCCCCTGGTACAGCAGCGGACGCGGCCAAACGCCGCCCCACTCCCACCACGACCCCCAGTTGAACGGGCCGCCGTCGCAGTCGCGGCGGCACGGCCGGACCGTCAACTCGCACAGCCCGAACTGCTGCCCGGACAGGTTGTAGAGGACCTCGGTCGCCGCCATCAGCGCCTCACCGGAGATCGCCTCCGACCCGGCCGGCATGACGCAGCAAAACGTCGGCTCCCAAGCGGCGCAGGGGCCACGGGTCGCGGTCACCGGGGCCTCCTCTCAAGCTGTGAAGGGCCGGTGAGCGCCCCCGTGACGCCACCGGCCCAACCCCACACCCTCAACGCCGAGGGTAGATCACGGATAGTCGGCGATCAGGCACGTCGAAGCCGGCGGCGGCGTGGGCGTCAACAGCATCCCCTCATGGTCGCCGCTCACGATCGCGGTGTTCAGCCACGCGGCGCCGGCCGTCCACAGTGGCGACCCGTCGTACGTGTTCGCGATTATCTGCAGCATCGTCGGGTCGTCGCCGTTCGTGTAGTCGCCCTTCTTCCCGTCAGCCAGGTGCGGCCAGAACCAGTAGTTGTACAGCGGCACAGCCGCGCACGGCCCGTCGGGCAAGCCCCACAGCTCCAGCGACCAATGCGCGGGCGCCGCGTTGGACCACGTCCCGTGCGCGAACCCGACCCCGGTAGGGGCCATGGTCCCGGTCAGGAGCCGAGCCCCGATCGTGTTCACGATCAGGCCGGGGTTCCAGACGCAGAAGTCGATCGTCAGCTCGTCGTTGGTGAACTGGTCCGGGAGTTTGTAGTTGACGCACAGCGTCCCGTTCGCCTTGCGGGTGATCTTCCGGTCGCCGGTGTCGTACTGCGGCGACGCCTGCACCTGTGTGAACCCGTCCATGACCAGCTGCGCCGACCCGACGCCGGTGACGGGGACGCCGCACGAGTTGAGTTTGATGACGCGCAGCACCAAACCCTGGATGGGGCTGCTGCACAGCAGGTTGGTTGGCATCTACCCTCCCAGGGTCAGAAAGCGCTCAATGGTTGGCCGGTGACGATCCCGCCGACCGAGACGAGGGCCGCGAAGTGGCAGCAGTCCCAGCCCAGCACGTAGGTCCGCTCCGCGATCGACTTGACGGTGTTCTCGACCCGGTTCACCGACGACCGGAAATCGGGCTGGAATATGGCGGACCGGTAGGCGAAGACCTGCCCGGTCGCGTAGATGTAGACGGCGTTCGACGCGAACTGGCCGTCCGGCCCGGTGCCCAAATAGCCGGCGCCGAGCGCGACCAGGTTGCCGGCCTGCGTCTTCACCAGCGGCCCGTCGATCTTGAACACGTTCGCTCGGAAACCTTGCTCGGCCAGGATCAGCGGGACGTGGATGACGCCCTGGCCGTTGGAGCAGTTCCCGAGCGCGGCCTCCAGGTAGCCGACTGCCTCGACGATGTCGAGGACGACGCCGCCGGTGACGAGGACCGCGGCGGTTTGCATTGTGACCCCGAACCCGTTGATGCCCAACACGACCGGGGCTGACGCCGCCAAATGGGGGTAGACGACGTTCGTCGCGGCCGGCGGGCCGCCGGTGATGTTGACGCCGCCGGTCCAGAACGCGCGCTCGACCTGCCACGACTCGGTGCGGGTGAGGGCGTCTGCGGCGCGGGCCCGTTGCTCCTGCTCGTCGTAGCCGACCGGGGGGCAGTCGACTTCCGCGAACGGCGTGAACGGCGTCGCGCCCCTCGTGGGCGTGGTGAGGTTGGGGACCTTCGAGGGCGGGGCCCCGGTGACGCAGTAGTCGTTTGTGGACCCGCCGATCCCGCAGAGGGTGGTGTAGGTGACGCCGTTGCGCCAATGCTCGTCCGCGACGTCGTAGCGGGCCTGGACCACGGACAGAAGACCGAAGTTCCGGTCGACGAACGCGGGCGGTGAGACGAGCTGCCTGGGACCGGCCACAGCGTCTCACCCCCTCGCGTTCGATGCGTCTGCCACGGAAACCGGGGGCGCGCTATGCGCAGCAGGCGGTCAGGTCGGCGGCGCCGACCGTGCCGTCGGGGCAGATGTTGATGGAGTAGTTGCGGACCTCGTGCCCGAACCGGGCGATGAGGTGGCACTCCTCCATCCACGCGGCGGTGAAGTCGTTCTCCGCGTTCAGGGTCGAGTCGCGGACGACGCCGAGGTCCAACGTCATGCCGTTGCCTCGGGCCACAGTCCCGGCCGCGTACAGGAACCCGTTCACCGTCGCCGGGTACGACGTGATCGGGACCAGCGCGCCCGGCTGCCCCGCCGCGCGGACCTGCCAGTCGTTGACAAACTGGACGCGGATGTTGCGGCAGTCGTACCAGGCCGCGATCTGCGCGTCGGTGACGCACATGAAGTCCGAGACGCCCATACGCTTCGCGAGGTCGGACCGGACGACGCCCTTCGCCCACGACGGCAGCACCCACTCAAGGACGTCGTCGTCGCACATGCCGAACTTGGTGCGGTAGTCCCAGGCGCCCATCTCAGCGGTGCCGAGCAGTGGAGCGACGGCCCCGGACCCGGTCGCGCATGACGCGCCGGTGACGGGCGCGCCCGCGGCGGTCGCGATCGCGGCGATGTACCGGGCGTTGCTCGCGTGGAAATGCGCCGACATCAGCAGCCGCAGGAAGTTCCTAGTCGACTCGGGCCAGGCGTTGTCGGCCAGGTTCCCGGCCGTGAGGCAGATGCCGTAGCACTCCAACAGGATCGGCGTCATCGTCGAGCAGGGGACCCGGATGCAGGGCTTGTTCGGGGCGCCGGTGACGGTGGCGACGTCGTCGGTGTTCGTCCACAGCCACGGCACCGTCGCGTTGCTGAACGCCGTGTACCAAGGCAGCGCGGGCGAGAACGTGTCCGCCAGGCTCGGCGAGACGGGGAAGTTGACGCCGCCGCGCTCGACCCCGAACGTCGGCAGGTCGATCATCCCGCCCTCGCAGGCGATGTTGAAGAAGTCGTACCGGTTCTGCGGCGGCGCGCACCAGCCGCCGGCGGCGACCATCGCCTCGTACTTGCCGGCGTTGCGCTGCGCAGCGAGCTTCTCGATGTACGCCTGGACCACGTCGGAGCCGGTCGTGAAGTCAGTGAGTTTGTCTTCCCACTTGTTCGCGATAGACGCGATCTGCACGCCGCCGTACGGGTCGCCGTCGCGGCGGGCCGCGTACCGGCCACCTTGGTCGGCCATGCTCTTGGCGCGCTTCTCCATGAGATCGCCGAGGGCGCGCATTGACGGGATCCGGTCGCCGGTCTCGAACTGGCCCGGCATCCCGACGGACGCGGTCATGGCGAGGTCCTCACGCGGCGCCTCGACCGGCGGCGCGGACTGACGCGCCGCGGACAACGACGGGTTCAGGCGCCGCTTCGGTCCGGCGAGGCCGCCCAGCTCGCGGGGCGCGGTCGTCGCGCCACCCGAGGACGCGGTGACGAGCTGCGGCGCCGCCGGCAGTACCTCGCCCTCCAGGGCCGGCTCGCCGGTCAGGTCCTCGACCGCCGCGTTCGCGACATCGGGGTCCTCGACGGCGGGGGCACGGCGGGCGCGGAGCGCGTCGAAGTCGGCCTGCGTCTTCGCGGCCTCGGCCTCGATCGCCCCGGCGCGCTCACGGACCGCGTCCAACGCGTCGGCGAGCTCGGTCGCGCGGGCCAGCTGGTCCGCGTGAGGGCCGCCGTCCTGGTCGTAGATCGAGTCGAATTCGGCCTCCGCCTTAGCTTGCAGCTCGGCGAGCTGCTCCGGCGTCAGCGCGGTCAGGTCGGCGGGAAGAGCGAACGGGGCGCCCGCGTCGCCAGCGCCGCCGCTCGCAGTGTTCTTCGGCATATGGAGCCCCCGTGGCTACAGAGAATTCGTGAAGGTTTCTCTGTGGCCGGGCTGGCCCCCCGGTGGCGCTTTGCGGTCATCGTAGACCGCGTTGATCGCATTGTCATAGCGCGCTACCTGCGCGCGTTCTACTCCGCTATCTCGGCGGGTGGTGGCGGCGGGGGTGGCGGTGTCGTCTTTCCGCATCCGCACATGGGCTCATTCACCTCCTTTGACTTTTCGGCGCAGCGCCGCGAACCGGGTCGCGGAGTCGCGGCCGATGGTCCGCGCGGTCCGCTCGAGCGTGGCCCGCAGGTCCGCTGTGGACCCGTAGCCGGGGGTGAGCCGGATCGGCATCGACGACGCGACCATCGCCCCCTCCCGGACCCGGACGGAGGATGTGACCGCGGCGGGGAAGCCTTCCACCGGCACCAGCAGCGCCGCGTTCAGCTTCCCGCCCTGCACGTCGACGGAGAGGGCGCAGGCCATCATCCGCTCGACCGTGTCCGCGTCGATGCCGTGCAGCAGCGCGCCGGCGACCCACGTCCCGGACCCGTCGGCGTACTCCCCGGCCCGGACCCGGGCGGCGACGGAGCACGAGTTGTCGTACTGCTGCATCGCCCACCGCGGGTCGGCCCGGCGCGGGTCGTGGGGGGAGGGGTGGCCGCAGTCGAACGTGATCGTGCCGGCGTTGATGCGGTACACGTCGCCATCGCCGCCGGCGACGAGGGCGGGTTTGTTGTTGAACTCGGAGTAGTCGATCCCGCGTGGCGCTTTCACGTTCCGGCCCGAGGCCCGGAACGCGCGGTGCGCGACGTCGCCGGGCGCGAGGAGCCCGAAGACGCGGCCTTCGGGGGTGATGTGCAACGCCCCGAACGGTGGCCGCTCTCGGGGCTCGTCGAACCACCACTCGGGCCACAGCTCGGGGATGGTGATGGTGTACGCGGCGGCGGTGACGACGGTGGGGCCGGGTGGCGGGGTGGGCATGTCGGCTGCCTCCGGTGGCTCGGCCATCTCGTCGAGGATGATCTCCGCTTCGATGAACGCCTGCTCGGCGCACAGGGTGGCGGACCGGATCCGGCCTTTGTGGACAATGACCTTCGGCTCCCCGACCGGCTCCGGTGGCATGGGCTCGATGACGATCGGCGGCAGCTCCTCCACCGTCGGCTCGGCGTCGGGGACCTGGATCGCGTAGCCGTCTCCCGGCAACTCCATGGGCAGCAGCGCGGGCGCGGGGTAGATCAGCTCCACGTCTTCCTCGAACGTGTTGTCGCCGCGGATCGACACGCCGCGCAGCATTCGCAGCCGCATCAGGCGCAGCGCCTCGGCGCCGTAAAGGCCGGAGTCGTCCATGACGCCTCGGACGTTGATGAGGCTGGCCTCGTCGCGCCAGATCTCATCCATCCGCCCGACGATGACGGAGCCGTCGTGGCCGTCGTCCTCCTCCGGCTGCCACTTCAACGCCAACGGCAGCGGAGCCCACTCCAACGAGCCGGGCGCGAACTGGCGGCCGTCGCCGGACCACACGCCCTCCGGCGCGATGACGCCGTGGAACGGCGTCCCGTCGGGAAGGTCGGGAACGACGTCCTCGGCGGGCTCCAGGAGGATCTCGTCGCCCACGGCTGCGGTCATGGCCTGATTGTCCACTCGCCCGAACGGGATGTCGATATTGGAACCTGCGAACGCGACCCGTAGCCGGTCGAACACCACCGGCCCGCACCGGTTCAGCAGTGTCTCGACCACGCCGGGGTCGTCGGTGTACTGCAACGTGAGGTGCGCGACGCGGGGCTCGCGCTGCTCGGGCATGCACTCGGCGAACGGCTCGAACGCCGCGTCGAGGCCGGCGTGGAATTCGGCGACCGCGTCTCCGGACAGGCCCAAAACGACGCAGGTGTCGACGTCGGGCTTGTCGGGGTTGAACAGCGACAACGCGAACCCGTCCGCGGTGAACGGCTCCACCGTCGCCGCGTAGGCGCGGGCGGCTTCGACGAGCGCGGCCTGCTCCTCGGGGGTCCAGTCGGCGGCGTCGCCGAGGTACAGGCCGGTCATGTGCAACTGCTCGGCTGGCTCGCCGCCCCCGACCGCGAGACGTGCGGCGTGGCCGGCGGCGGGAAGGGCAGCGACCATCGCCCCGGTCTGCACCTCGGCAGCCGCGACCATCGTGGACGTTTCCGGTATCGGGGCGGCGGGGTCAGTCGGCTCGGCCAAGACCGCAGGCGCGTAGTTCCCGGCCATCCTCGCCCCCATCGGATCAGTCACCTTCTGCCCGCCGCCTTCCGTCTCGGCCTCGGCGTGCCACGCAAGGCCGCCAAGGCCGCCTGTGTCTGCGCGATCAGCGCATCCACTCGCTGGCCCGTGTCGGGGTCAGTCTCCTCGCCGCCAGCCAACACGTCCCGCAGAGCCGACAGCCGCTCGTTCAACGCCGTGATCCGCTCGGTCCTCGACAGAGCCGGTAATACCTCGACGTCCAATAGTCGGTACTCGCTGCCGAATTGGGTCCTCCGGACGCCGCGGTCGGCGACGACCCTGAGGGGCAGCCCCCGCTCGAGCAGCATCTCGGCCTCGCCGCCCTGCAAACGCACCGCCCCGGTCCCCTTGGGGACGAGGAGCCGCATGAGGACGCCGGGGTCGCCGTCGTTGAAATCTGAGGCGAAGCTCCGCGCGGTCCGCTCCCGCGCTGAGGTGGACACGTAGGCGTCCTCAAGCCACTCAAAACCGGTGAGGTCGTGGCCGAGTCGGCGGTCGCCGAAGATGTGCCTGCCGGTGTCCATGCCTCGCCACATCTCAACGTCGGCGCGGAGGCGGGCGTGGTCGTAGATCGAGTCGAGGCGGGCGATCCGAGCGAGAGCGTCTGAACGTGCCGCGCTCAGCTCGGCCGGCGAGAAGCGTTGGCTGGACGTGCCTCTCAACCAGCCATTTATCGACTCGTAGCCTGGTCCTTGATAGTCGCGGAGGTCGCGGAAACGCTGTGCGGCTTCGGCTTGGGTCCAGCCGGTTTCGGCCTCGACCTGTAGCTTCACGCCGAGTTGGCCGGGGGTGGCGTCGAGGGCTGCGTCGTCCTTCAGGGCGCGGGCGATACGGGCGTCGAAATCGTTGGCGTCGGGCTCCGGGATGATGGCGCGGACCTGTGCCCGGTCCAACGGGACCATGTCGCTACCCAGTTGCAGGACGTGGCCCTGCCGGTGGACGTCGACCAGCTCCCCGTCCGCGAAGTCGGTCCCGGCGACCAACGCCTTGTGCCGGGCCTCGTCGAACGGGACCCGGTCGCCGGCGTTGTCGATCGCGGTGAGGCCGCGTGTCTGCGCCAGCCGTTGCGCCTCGGCCCGGACGCGGAGCATGTCCCGCGCCTCCACCGCGGCCCGCACCCCCGCCAGGTCGGCTTCGGGAACACCGGCGTCGACCGCGAACCGCAACCGCTGGGCGAGGATTCTCGCGGTGTCGTCGTCGAACGGCAGATCACGCCGCGCCCAACCGATTTGGTCGATCTCGGCGGCGAAGTCCGCGACGGGCTCCTGCTCGGCGATGGCCTTTTGGCGGGCTCGGGCTGCTGCTCGCCGCTCGGCGGGTGTCGCCTCGACCGGGGCCGGCGCGGGCTGCGGCGCCGGTTCGGTGGAGGTGTTCGGCAGCGGGGGCGTGGCCGCGTCGCGTCTCGCATCTTTGACGACCGCGTCGGCGAGCAGAAAACCTTGCGTGCACCGGCAGCGGAACTTCTCCTGCGGCGGCAGCGTCGGGTCGGCGGGGAAGTCGGCGTCGAACCCTCCCACCGTGAACTTGGCGTTCAAGTCCACGACCTGCCCGTCGGCGCGTCGGTGCGTGGGCCTCGTTCTCGGGTCGTTGGTCGCGATCCACTCCTTGCGCATCTCCAACCCGGACGCGCGGGCGGTCGCGATCGAGCCGGCGTTCGACGCCTCGACCACCGTCGACCGGGCCACGAGGACCGCGCTGCGGGCCGTCATCCCGGCCGACGCCCGCAACCGGTCGGCGATCTGGTCCACCGACTCGCCGAGCCGGAACCCCTCCAACATCTCGCTGCGGGCCGTCTGCCACAGGTCGTCGCCGACCATGTCATACACGTTGCGGGCCTGCGCCAAATAAGCCTCAGCGGCCTGCGATCCGACAGACGGGAACGGGAAGTCGACGTCGGTCGCGTCGAGCATCTCCGCGTGGACCGTTCCGGCGGTGTCGTCCCACACCCCGGCGACGATCGGCATCAGGTGCCGGTCGACGGCCTCCGTCCACAATGGCTCGATCGACGCCAGGTCGTCCGGGGACAGGAACGGCTGGCCCGGCTCGTCGGAGTCGGCGGCGACCAAGACAGCTGCGGTCACGGCGGGCCCAGGTCGAGCGCGAAGCCGGGGAACGGTTGCCCGTTCGACTCCCACTGGAGGCCGTTGTCGCCGGGGAACGGCTGGCGGTGGTCTGCGCGGTTGGCCCAGATCACGTCGGGGATCCCGTCGGGGAACGCGCCGCAGACCTGACCCGCCGCGCCGCCCGAAGCATCATCGTCGGGGGGCTGGTTGTCGTCCCGGTCAAGCGGCGACAGATACCGGGCACAGGCGACGCATTGCGGCATCGGGCGGGCCATCACACCAACTCCCCAGCCTGGTAGCGGTAGCCACCGTCGATGAGGGCGAAGATGTCCTGCGACAGCGGCGACGCGTCGCCGCCCCTGGTGACGACGTCGGCGAACGCCTCCGCCGCCAGCTCGTGTGGGTTCGTCACCGCGTAGTCGGAGATCTGGTCCCGCGCCAAAGCGGACGGTTTCACCCCGGCGGCCTTCGCCTTCATGGTGACGTGTTTCTTCGACGCGGTCGCGGTCGCGGTGTGGTGGGCTACCACATGCCCGAACTCGTGGTGCGCGACCCCGGCCGGGGTCGGCACAGACAACCAGCCGGTCTCAGCGTTCGACTTGAGCGACGCCCGGTACTTCTCCGGGTTGCCGGCGAACTCGGTGTTGAACGCGATCTCGTCGAGGTTGCCGTGACGGGTCACGGCGTAGGCATCAGTCGCGGAGTGCAAAGTCGACCTGGAACCGGGCCCGTAGGTGCGGATCGACGACACCTGCGCTTGGGGGAACATCTCCAAATCTTGGAGGACGGCCTCGCCGTGCTCGCGGGCGATCTGCGGGTCGGAGCCCGTCATGTCGCACCGCACCTGCCGTCCCGTGATCGACGAGGCTTCAGCGGCGACGACGGCGGACACCTCGTCGGTAGTCTTCGCGTCGCGGAGGGAAGGCCGCATCGACCCTTCCTCTCCGTGCGCACCAGACCCACCACCGCCCCCACTGCCGTGGCCTTTCGGGTCCGGGCCGTCGGCGGCCTTTGGCTTCGCGCACGGGCCGGGGTGGCGGGGGTTCAGGCAGTAGAAACACCCAGCCCACCGCACACGGTCCCCAACCCCGGACGCGACCCCAGCCGCCCGCGCGATCTGTGCCGCTATCGCATCCATCACCTCAGCCAACGCTGCGGCCATCGCCGCCTCAGCCCGGTCCTCCCACCCAGCCAACGCGGCGTCGTCAAGGCCCCGAATCCGACGCGAACGCGCCGCGGCCACCACAACAGCGTCCGCGTCCGGAGGCGACAACACCTCCACCGGGAACTCGGCGTCGTCGACAACCCTGTCAGCGAAAGACGCGACGGTCACGGCATCACCTCGACATCAACCGTCCGCACGCCGCCGACGTCGTATTCCCGCCGCACCTTGAACTTCAACCCCCGCTGCAGGACGAGCTCATCCGTGTCGAACCCCTGCGAACCCATCGCCCCTGTCCCCTTCGGAACCAGGATCCGCATCTCCAGGCCCGTCTTGTTGCCGCTGTACCGGCCCGACGCGCCACCCGCCGTCGTCGTCGACACGTAGCCGTGATCCCGGAACTCCAAGCCGGTCAACGGCCCGTCGTGCCCGAACAGCTTCGACGCGTCCGACACGCCCCGATGCACGACCACATCCCGGTCGAGCTTCGAATGCGCCATACCCGCGTCCAGGCCGGTCGTCATGTCGGTGACCCGCTTCGGGCTGTAATGCAGCACCTTCGGCATCTCCGCGGGCGGGTTCGCGACGTCGCCGCCAGTGGACCGCAACGAGTTGTTGACCATGGCGTAGCCGTTGTCGCCGTAGTCGTACGCGGCGTCGGAGACCTTGTCCCCGGACACGCCGGTTCCGCCGAAATCGTCGTCGTCGTAGGTGAGGTCGCTTTCGGTCTGGCGGTTGTACGGCGCGGCTTTCGCGGCTGCGGGCCCGGTGGCGGCTTTCGACGCGCGGTCTTCGAACGACCCCTTCGCACCGGTGCCACCACCGCCGCCTTTGACTTTTGGGGCGTCCTTGGCCTTGCCGTGCCGCTTCTCGTACGCCTTGCTGCCCGGTTTGGCGCACGGCCCCGGATGCCTCGGGTTCAGGCAGTAAAAGCATCCCGCCCAAACCTCGCGGATCTTGGTGTCCACGGGGATCACCTGCGGGGGCGGCGGTGCAGCCCCCGGTGACGGCCATTCGGCGACACAGCCGTCAACGCCTTACGGTCCAACGCCGCCAAATGATCCAACGCGAACTGCGCCGACGCGACCCTGCCCGGAACAGGCGTGCTGGACGGCGGCGCCGCAGCGGGCCTGGGAGGCTGCGTGACGGGCGCACCGGAGGCAGGGCCGGCCGCGGGAGGCGTCACAGAACCGCCGCCCGCACTGACCGGACCAGGGCTGCCGGCCCCGCCCCCGGAAACTGGGACCGGCCCGCCGCCGGTCAGTTGTTGCACCGACTGCGGCGCGAGAGTCTCCGACCCGGCGACCTTCTTCCAGATCATCTCTTCCAGCTCGTCGCTGGTCGGCTTGTCGGACTCGTCGAACCCGGACTCCCGCCGCAACGCCGTGCCGGTGATCTCGAGCCGGTCGTACAGGTCCTTGGCCGGCGCGGACTTGTCGACCTTCGCCGTCAACTCGCTGGTGTCGTACCAGGCGATCAGCTTCCCGCCGTTCGGGCCCACCGGCGACAGCCCCGACGCGCGAAGCATCGGCTGTAGGTACGCCTTCGTCACCGCGCCGCAGATCGTCTCGGCCAGCGGCGAGAACGTGATCCGGACCTCTTCCTCGGACGCGATCGCGGCGCCCCAATGGTTCTGCTCGCCCATCCCGCCCGACACCCGCTCGCGTGCCACACCCAACGTGTCGCCGAGCCGGCCCAACTCGTCGGTCCGCTCCTTCAGCAGCCACTCGTCGAGCGGGTCGTCGGCTTTGAGGATCTTCCACTTCTCGATCAGGTCGGCGGTGAACCGGATCGGGATCGGGATCCCCGCCGACGCGCGGCTCGGGTCGGCGATGTTCTTCGACGCGATGTCGATCAGCATCGACACGAACGGGTCCGGGGCCTCCTGGTACTGCTCCGGCACCGAGAAGGTGCCCTCCTGCGGGATCAGCAGCAGCCCGTTCATCGCCAACCGGGACACCATCATCGCGATGATCCGGGAGTCGATCAGGAAAATGCGGCGCATGATCGGGACCGCCGCCTCAGCCGAAGACGTCGCCAACCACGGGAACTGCGGGTCCGGCTCATGAATCCGCATCGGCAAATTGTCGAACGCCAAATCCCGCCACAACGACTCCCCGACCCGGACCTGGAAACCGGACGGGCCGCCGACCCGGATCGCCTCCGTCGAGAACACGCACCAATCCGCCGCCGCCAACGGCGCCGCCGGGTCGTCGCGCTCCGCGACAAGCCACCCCTCGCCCGGAATCAAAAGCTGCGGCGTGATCGCCTTCAAAAACGCGGAATGCCCCGGCCCGCCGCCGCAAAAGTCCTGCATCAACTGAGCCGCCGGCCCGTCCTCCAACGGCTCCGGCTCGTCACCGCCGGGCACGATCTCAGCCGCGTTCAACCGGATCCGGGACATGGCGCGGGCCTGCCAGTCCATCGCCTGGTTGAACTCTCCCAGCGACCGGCGGAACCCCCACGCCTCCCGCTGCCACGACTGCGTCAGGAACACCGTCCCGGAGCGGAACATGTCCGGCGTGTACGGGGTCGCCGCCGCGGTCAGGGCGCGCGGTCGGAGGCGGGCAGGGACGCGTCGCGTGTCCGGCACTGCTCACCCCCGTGATCAGCCGTTGCGGCTCATCATAGGGCGAAGATCGGCGTAGTGGCCTGCGCGGATGGCGGGCGAGCCCCGCGCCGGGAGGTGGCGGGGCCCGCCGCGCCGCGACCCCGCGCGTCGTGAGGCGGGACACAGCAGGGGCCGCAAGGGGGGCGGATGGCTGAACCGCCGGCCCGGTTCGGAGCCTAACCGCCGGCGAGCCACCCGACGCGGTCCAGGCCGGCCGACACGGCGACGATCCCCGCGAGGACCGCGTTAGCCGCCAGCCCGCGCAGCAGCCCGGCCGCCGCTTGTCGCCTGCTCGTCGAGGTTCGGGCGTGGCAGGCCGAGCGCGTCCCACATGTCAACGGCGACGACCTGCAACCTGCCCGCCTCACGCGCCCGAGCGGCGTGGGCCTCGCATGACGTGCCGTCCCCGACCTCCGCGAGCCGGGCCCGGATCTCGGGGAGAAGCGTGGCCAAGACCTTCCCCGCGGCGGCCTGGATGCCGCCCCTGACCGCCTCGCGAGCGGCCTGCTCAAGCCCGTTCTCATACGACTCCGCACCCTCAGTCATCGGGGGATCCTCGTGTTCTTCTCGATCTCCAACTCGCGGAGCTTGAACCTCTGATCGTGCTCGCCCTCAACCATGTTCATCACCCCAGCCAACCCCGACCCGGCGGCCAGGATCAGCCACGGGAACGGGACCGACAGCCGCCAATCAGTCGCTGCCCATATCGCGCCCCCGACCCACACCGACATGCACCAGCTGCACGTCCACACATACGCCAACGCGTAGCCGAGCCCACCCATACGTCTCCCGCCGACCAACGACCCGTCCGCGTCGACGAGGCCGAATGTGGCGATGAACCACTCCCTCACCGCACGTACCGGTGGGAAGTCGTCGACAACGAGGAGGCGGGTGCCACGCCAGATCGCGACGACCATCCCGACCGCGAGCAGCAGACGCCACCAACCGTCGTTATCCACGGCTCTCCCCGTCCGTTGGCGGCCCTGCGGGGCGGGGATGGCCGCCGTAGCCGCACGTGCATGTCAGATGGTGCGTCGTGACGAGCGCACACGTTGGCTGATGTGTCGGCCGGTGTTCCGGCAGCGCCGCAGCGAGGCTCTTCAACTGCCCCGACACACCGGCTAGCAGTATCGCCACCTTCAAGTCGTCGCCGGCCGCGAGCGCGTCACCGAGCCCGTCGGCCAACTCCTGGACGTTGACCTGGAGCTGCGCCAGCCGGCCATGCCAGCACGGCTTTCCCTCAAGCGCATCCGCAAGGCCGAACGGGTCACGCGGATCCGGCCACATCTCCGGCCACATCTCCGGCCCAGTCACGGGTCGACCAGGTCGTTGTACCGGCCAACGACCACGCCCGCGTCCACAGCAGACCCCGTCACCCGGAACACCGCCACGTCGTTGATCCGGACCGGGTTGATGTCGCCCATGAACATGTTCTGCACCTGGACCATCTGCACCCGCGTCCCATCCAACAACGCCAAGCACCGGTCGCCGGCCTCGCCGTCAGAGTCGCCGTGAAACTCCAGGTCCGCGAACTGCAACGCCGCCACCTCAGCCATGCCCGTCCTCCTTCACTGCGAAAATCCCGGTCAAACAGGTAGGACAACCCTGCAACACCGCGATGATGGCACCATCCACGATCACGTCGCCCTCCAGCGCGGCCGGGAGCAGGCAATGCCCGCACCACACGCCGCCGCGCAGCTCGGGCAGCAACTCCACGACCGGCGGCGCGGTCACGACGCCTCCCCGGCAGGCGCGAGGCCAGCGGGCACCGGACGCCAATGGCCCGGCCGCAACCCCGCCTGCCACACCAACTCCATGCCCTTCACCGGACGCAGCGGCATCCGCAGCCCCCGCGCCAACGCTGCCCGCCGCGCTCTTGGCTCAGCCCACAGACACGACAGGATCATCGCCTCCGGCGCGTCCAACACCCGCGACCCCCCGAGCGCCGGGAACGTCACCCCCACCGTCCCGGTGTGCAACACGACCTCACACCCGCCGATCGCGGCCCGCGCCGTCGGGCACATCGAATAAGGCTGCTCCGTCAGCAACTCCTGCGGAATGTAGGCACTCCTAGAAACCGTCACCGTCGATCCCTCCCCGTGGCCCGGTTGTGTCGATGTCCCATCATGCGCCCCCGGTCACCGCGACCACGGCAACAGCATCGTGTCCGACAACGTCACCGCGCCCGCCAACGACGAACTGCCCGACGACGGCACCGGCAACACCGACAACGCCAAATACACCGACGCGTCCAACCGCCCCGGCGACTCCGACGAGCCGAGCTGCCACGTCGCCCACTCCGCCTCCAAATCCGGCAGATACGACGACGTCACAACCCGGCCCTCCTTCCACTGCTGCGCCACCGGCTCCGCCCGCAACTGCTTGTTACGACGCGCGTCGACCGGCACAATCCTCGGCACCAACACACCGAAACGAGCCGGCTGCTCACGACGCAACGCGTCCCACGCCGTCCGCAACGTCAACAGCGCCATGTCGCCGCCGAAGTTCTTCTCAATCACAAACCGGTCCGCGTCAATCTCCACCGCAAGCTCGCACGCCACCCGCGCCCACACATCCGACGCCATCACCGCGCTGCGGTCATGCGACAGGTGGCAACGCCCGTCCTCACCCAGGTACCCGCCTACCACGCCCGCCGTGTCCCGGCCACCACCCGACGGGTCGATCGCCACCGCCACAATCCGAGGCGACGAGCAGCCGCCGCGGCCCGGCTCGTAGCAGCGCCGCTCCCTGAGCAGTTGCCACGACACGAGGGCGCCCTCGTTCGGCTTCGGGTCGCACTGCCACAGGCTTTGCCAGTCGCGGGCCGACACCGAGCTTTTCAGCGAATGCCAGTGCTTCAGCAGGGCGGTGGTGTTTCCGTCGGCGACCTTCGGGTGCGGGATCGGATCTCCCTCTTTGCGGCCGAGCGGGTCGGTGAGCGGGTTTGTGCACAAGGCGGGGATGACGATGACCCGCCACCGGCCGCCAATCGCACGGTCGCCTTCGTCCTGGACCACGCGGGCACGGAGGTCGTCTTCATGCCACGGCGTTTGGATCATCACGATGGGGCAGCCCGGCGACTGGCGGCTGAGGATGTCGGCTGAGTACCACTCCGCCGTCGAGTCCCGTTTCTTCTTGCTGTCAGCGTCCTGCCGTCCCGCGATCGGGTCGTCGATGAAAATCAGCTCCGCGTCGTGGCCCGTGATGCCGGACCCGACACCGACCGAGCGGACACCGCCGCCACTGGTCAGCGTCCAGTCCTTCATGGACGTCGACCCGCGGTCGAGGAACAGGCCGTACGACGCGCCGTGCCGTTCGATCAGGCGCCGGATCGCCTTGCCGCGGCGGACGGCTAGGTCGTCGCCGTAGCAGCCGACCACGATCCGGGTGGTGGGGTGCAGGCACAGCCACCAAAACGCGCCCCATTCCACAGCGGTGCGGGACTTCCCGACCTGAGGCGGGGTGTTGATCAGCAGCCGGTCGAAGTCGCCGCGCTCCAACGCCGCCATCTCGTCGCCGATCACCACCACGTGCGCCCGGACCTGATAGGCGCGGTCCAGGTGCGCGGCCAACGCGACGGGGGTGGCCAGTTCGGGGCGGGTCCCGTCCGGCGGGTCGAGGACGTCAGCGAGCGCGGCCCAGGTGGAGGTCATCAGTGGGTCGCCACCCAGGCCCACGATGCCAGCCCGCACATGATGACCACCGTGACGCAGACGATCACCATGGTCACGGTGCCCTGCTGATCCTTAGTCATGCCAACACTTCCGTTCATGATTCGAACTACTGTCCGGCATACCATAATCGCTCTTATGGTATGCCTCGGAGATCATTCGACGACCTGTCCGGTGATCACCCGGACCTGACCCAACCCACGCAACAACCGCGCCGCCGTCTCCCGCTGCTCCTGCGACAACGCCAAATCCGGCGATAGCAGCACCGACGCGAACACCTCCACCTGGGCCCGCACGTACTCGTCACGGCGGGCCTCCAACCCGAGGCGGACAATCTCGACGCCGAGTTTGGCGTACCGGTCGCGCTCCTCGTTGAACAACTTCACCCACACGTTGATGCTGGCCCGCTGTTTCACCGACTTGACGTGCTTGCCGCCGTTGTCGGCGGGCACTTCCGGGACGTTGTCCGGCTCGGCGTCGATCGCGATCTCGGTGACGCCCCAGGTGATGTCGGCCATGGGGATCGACGCGACCTTCCGCTCCAGGCCGGCGACGATGCCGGCGGTGCGCCAGTATTCTTCGATGAGTCCGTCGGCGGGGTCGATGTGGCGGGGGATGCCGTAGGCGTTGGCCATGTTCCTGATCATTTGCCGTTCGGCTTTGATGATGTGGTTCGGGGCGCATCCGCCGTGGAGTTTGCAGGCTCCGATGCCGGGGTGTGGGGTTCCCCAGCCTGCCGGTCTTGTGCAGGTTCCGGGGGCTTGCCGCTTCTTCTGGCCGCAGTGGTTCTTATCACGAGGCGGCTCTTTTTGATCTTGTGTCAAGGGACGACTGACACCCCCTCTGCGCCCGTTTGCGCCCCTGCCCCGTCCTGGCCTACCGCCGCGCCTTGTTCGCCCGCCTGCGTGGCTGTGAGCGGGCCGAGTGCGGCGCGGTAGGCGTCGAGCGTGTCGAGGAGCCACATGAACTCGCTGGCGCCGGGCAGCAGCGGTAGGCGCTTGATCGACTCCTCGGCTGCGAGGACCGCTTCGAGGACCGAGCGCATGGCGTCCCGATCCGCGACCATGCGCTCCCATTCGCCGGCCTCGCAGGCGTTCAGCGCGCGGGCGTCGTCGAGTTGCTGGGCCAGGATGTCCCGCTCGGCGACCAGAGCCTCGAAGTACGAGACCTTGGCGGCGTCGAGGACGGTGACGACCTCGGCTGGGTTGAGGGCGACCTCGTCGCCGTCCGGCTTGCGCCAGATGTAGCCGGTGCCGTAGTTGTCGACGTGGCGGACGAGCTGGCGCGCCTCGTCTCGTTCCCGCTCGGCCTGTCGCAGGGCATGACGCGCCAGTTGCTCACCGTGGCGCAGGATGCCGATGGCCAGCTCTGGGCACTCGGCGGTGTGGTCGAACGTGACCCGGCCACATCCGGGACACGGCTTGCCGGGGCGCGGGCTTGAGCGGTGCGCCCCGGCCTTGTCGATCACGGCCCTCGCCTCGTCCCGCTCGCGCTCGGCCTTGGCGAGGCGCTCGCGCAGCTCGTCGACCTCGGCGCCACGGGCGAAGTCCAGCTCCGCGTCCGGCGCGATGCCGAGGAGGTCCATGGCGCTGACGCGGTCGGTGATGTCGACCGTCATGGGCGGCGTCTCGGTGACGGGCTGCTGGTCGGTCATGTGGTCGCTTCCTTGGGCTTCGAGGTAGTCGGCGGCCTGCTCGGAGAGGTGCGTGGTCTCTTCGTCCCCACGGCGGCTTGACTCCCGAGTACCTGCGCGCTGGGCAGGTCTCGCATTCGTGGCTGTCGCTGGTGACCATGCCGTCGCCGTCGACGGTTCGCGAGGTCTCAGCCCATTGGTGGCGGTGTCGTGTGGTCATGGTGTTGCCTTCCGTTCGTCGGCGGCGTCGGGGCTCGGCTGGGCGCGGAGGCAGTGGCAGCCGCAGGGCTGCTCGGCTGCGAGGGCGGCCCAGTCGGCCTCAGACTTCGGCGACGGCCGGCCCTCGTGCTCGATGTCCTCGGACTCCATCCAGGTGTGGGCCTCGTTCGGGTGCTCGCCGAATTGGCATGGCGTGCACTTGGCGTAGCAAACGATGGCGGCGGTCATGGTGTCCTCCGTCGGTTGTGGCTCGTGGTGTTGGCCGGCGGCGCAGTGGCGGGAGTTCCGGGCGTCGACCCAGTGGGGTCCGCCGTCGGCGCCGCAGTCGCAGCGGGTGATCGCCTCGGCGCAGTGGCGGCAGGCAGTCACTCGGCCTCCTCGTCGCCCTCCTGTGCCCGGTACACGTCGAAGAGCCAGCCGACGGCGCGCGCTCTGGCGGCCGGGTCGAGGCGGTCGAGGGTCGCGGCGATGCGGCGTAGGGCGTTGATCGTCGACGGGGGTGGTGGGCTGGGTCATTCGGGGCCTCCTGGGTTGGCGGGCGCGAACACGGCGCTCGGGTCGTAGTGCGGGTTCGGCTCGGCCTGCTCGAGGCGGGCGCGGCGCTTGTCGTGCTCGACCCATTCGGCGCGGCGGAGCTTGTCGGGGTCGCCGTCGGGCAGGGCGTCGCGGAGTTGCGCGATGAGGGCGCGGACCTCGTCGGAGCGGTCGTAGCGGGTGGGGTCGGACATCTGGGCCTCGAGGGCGCGGGCGGCGTTGGCCTCTCGTGCGCGGCGGCGGCGGTCGCGGTCGATCTCGAACGCGCCGCGGCGGATGTGGACCGGCATCAGGTACGCGTCGGACTCGCCGAAGTGCTGGCGGGCCGCTGCGACGCAGTCGGGCAGGTCCAGCTCGCCGAGGATCGACTGCCAGGCGACGACGGTGGCGTCGTCGACTCGGCGGTTGTCGAGGCGGGCGATGAAGACGAGCAGCCGGTTGGTGTCCTCGAGGTTCACGGGATGGTTCCTTCGATGGCGAGGCGTTGGGCGTCGTAGGCGGCGAGGCGCGCGCCTCGGTCGAGGTCGGCGATGGTGCGGTCGTTGAGCAGCAGGCCGTCGCGCTCGTGCTGGCCGTTCGGCGATGCTCGAGGGTTGGCTCTGGCGTTGAGCATCCAGTTGCGCCAGGTGGCGGCCCAGTCGAGTTTGGTGGCGTCTTTTCCGGTTTTGGACCGCCAGTGGTTGACGAACTTCTCGGTCTCGAGGCGTCCGTCGACGTTGGGGACCCGCTCCCGAGCCCACTCGACCATTTCCGGCGTGACAGCGAAGTCGTCGGGGAGTCTCGCGCCGCGCTTGCGCGGCCTCACAGAAGACGAAGTCTTCTGTGTCTGTTCCCCTGTTCCCCTGTTCCCCTGTTCCCCTGTTCCAGGCGCGACAGCCTCGCGAGACTCTCCGGAGTCTCTCGCGACATCGCTCCTGGGATCGCTCTGCACATCGACGTTTCCGCTGGTCAGCGGATCGCCAACGCTCACGCCATCCTCATCGGGCCTCGGATACCGGGGCCTGGCTGGCTTGTCTACCCGTTGGTGCCTGTCCCACGATCGGACATACAGGTAGCGCTTGCCGCCATGGCTGTACCGGGCTATCAGAGACGCCGCTGAGAGTGTCGCGAGACCGTCGCGAACGTAGGCTCGGGCACCGGCTGGGTCGTCCTCGAGGGCGAACAGGTCGGCCGAGATCTGGCGGTGGTCGTCGATGCCGACGCCGTTGTCGTCCACGTAGGACCACAGGCCGATGAACAGCAGGCGCACCTCTCGAGGTAGCCGCTTGATGTCGTCGGACCGCCAGAACTCCGGTTTGATTGACCTGATCCGCAAAAGGTGCCTCCTTCTTTCGACCTGAGGGGATGGGTCAGAGCAGCCGGTCCGCGCCGTCCACGGCCGCGCGGAGCCCCTTGAGGACCGCGTCGAACTCGCGGCGCACGTCGCTTTGGGTGGCCTTGTTCGACGACAGGACCCGGTTGCCGTACACGACCCACTGGTCGATGGCGGCGTGCAGGCGGGCTGCCTCGATGGCGTTGACCTCTCCGGCGGCGCGTTCCAGGGTGGACGCGGACAGCTCCAGCTCGCCTTCCTCGTTGAGGGTGCCGTAGGCGGTGCGGTGCAGGTGCAGGGCGCGGAGCACGTTGCGCAGCGTCTCCTCCTGCTCGGGGTTGGCGACCTCGAGGGCTTGGATTCGGACCTTGACGGCCTGCTCTTTGTCCTCGTCGGGGGCGGGCTCGGTGCGCTCGGCTGACCGGAGTTCTACGACGGCGAGGCGGCGGGAGCCGAGGCGGGCGAACAGGGCTGCGGCGTGCGGGTTCAGCGCCTCGTTGGCGTTGGTGGCGAGCTTGGCGTCGACCTTGATGGCGGTCATTGTGTCCTTTCTGGACGGTTGGGCGGTTCAGGCTGGGTCGGTCTCCACGACCGCCGTGGCGAGCAGGTTCGGGTTGCGGCCCTTGAGCGTCAGCACCGAAGTCCCCGATGCGTGGTGCTGCTCCCCGGCGAGGTGGCACGGCTCGACCACGATGAGGACGTAGTTGCCGGCCTCGACGGTCCGCTCGGCGCGCTCTCCGGTCTCGTTGTCGATCGCGACGACGGTGATGCTCACTGGTCGCTCCCGTCTGCCGCTGCCCCGTCGCCGCCCGGAGTCAGCGCCGGTTCGGCTGGGCTTCCGGTGGCGACGAACCGGGCGATCGGGGCGATGAACTCGATCAGCTCGGCGGCGAGCCCCTCGCCGTCCACGTCGTCTTCGAGGACGTGCATGTCGGTGAGCAGCGCCACGGCGAGGCGGCTGCGGATCTCCTGCTCGACGGTGAGGCCGTAGCACTCCTCGTCGGCTTCGTGGTGCTGGCCGGCCCACTCCACGCCGGCGCCGAAGCCCTCGCGGTGGGCGTCCTCGACCTCGCGTGACGGGATCTCGGCCGGCTCCTGAGGATCGTCAGCCGCGTAGTCGTGCCCGCACGTCCGGCAGACCATGCCGACCGTCTCTCGGATTCGACCGTTGCATGTCGGGCAGGGCTCTGGCTCCAGGTCGGCGGTGAGCCGGGCCAGGGCCAGGATCTCGCCAGGGTTGGCGCGAATGGCCCGGACGATCGCCAGGGCCAGGGCGCACGCCTTGGGGTGGTCGTCGTCGGTGACCTCGCCGTCCTCGTTGAGGTCGTCCTCGATCGTCGACTCGGCGCCGCTGGCCACGATGCCGATGGCGTACTCCTCGATGGTGCTCATTCGCTGGTCTCGCTCTCTTCGTTGGGTTCTCCGGCGCGGCGCCGGTGCTCGGCCTGCTGGTCTGCGGTGTCGGGCATCTTGTGGGCGCGGTTGCCTTCCGGGAGGGAGCATTGGCCGCCGTCCGCGGTGGCCCAGCAGCAGCGGCGGACCCGGTCGAGCCAGGCGACGCCGTCGGGCCGGAACACGTGCTTGGTCACCGTCTTCACGCGGTCACCTGCCGGCGGAGGTGCTCGGCCAGCCACTCGCCGACGTGCTGCGTGTACGCGGGCGGGATGGCCTGGGTCAGCTCGCGGGCGTTGGCCCAGGGCATTCGCATGATCCGGCGGGCGCGGTCGAGGCCTGCGCGCATGTCGCCGTGAGGCCGTCCGTCAGCTCGCCTGCGGCTGGTGGCCGGTCGGTCGTTTTTCGACAGGTCGCCGTAGACGCCGATGACGCGCCGACCGGAGCAGGCGCAGCCCCCGGCGCCCATCAGGAAGACGTTGGACAGGAATTGGCGGTGCCGGCGCAGCGTGTACGGGCCGTCGGTGAGGTTGAACTCAGAGCCGCACAGAGTGAGCGAGCCCGGCATGCTGGCCCTGGACACGTTCTCGATCACCCACGGCAGGCCGGTGGCCTCCAGTGCGGACCTGGTGGCGTCGAGGAGGTGGCCCGTGCCGTCGTGGCCGGTGAGACCGGACAGGGCCGAGTGGTCGTGGCACGGCGGGCTGGCGTGGATGGCGTCGAACCTTGTCAGGTCCGCGTCGAGCAGCCACGTGAGCGCGTCGGCCCGCACGAACTCGAACGGGTAGCGCGGCTGCGGGACGCAGTCGACGCCGACCACGTCGAAGCCGGCGCGGCAGTAGCCGACGGCCGCGCCGCCGGCGCCGCAGAACAGGTCGAGGATCCTCACGTCGCCTCCTCGTATCGTGCGGCGATGTAGGCGTCGATCGCGCCCGTGCCTCGGTCGTGGCAGCTCCACGGCACGCCGTTGGCCGCCGCCCACGCCCTCAGCGCGGTCGGTCCTATGGAGACGGTGGCGACGGCGACCTGCCGCGCCTCCCGCAGCTCGGCCGCTACCTGCTCGCGGTCCTCGGGGGCGATGACGGGCCACGACAGGGCATTCCCACGGCGGCTCACGCGACCGCCCCTTGTCGCCGCGCGGTCCCGTCGCGGCCGTTCCACGCGACACCGCCGGCGACGCGGGGGAACTTCTGCGGGTTGGCCTCCTCGTACCGGCGGCACTCGACCAGGACGGGGCACGCCTCGCACAGGACGAGCGCGCGTCGGTTGGCGGCGGACAGTCCGCAGCCGCCGATGACGAACCACTCTGCGGTGTCGGGGCCGCAGGCGGCGCGGTGCCGCCAGCCTTCGCCTCGCGCGTCGAGGCCCCATGCGGTGCGGGTCATGGTGCTCATGCCACGTCAGCCTGTGTCGATGTGCCCTCGTTGTCGAACGGCGGTGTTGACGCGACCGTGTCAACACCCGCGCTTGACAGCGCCACCAGCCTTGTGCGGCGTTTGCGGGCCGCGTCCCACGCGCGGCATTGCCCGCAGAGCGGCTCGGACCGGTAGCGGTGACGCTGCGCGGCGGCGGCGGTGCCGTGGGGTCGCAGCCTCCGTCCGGCGGGCTCACCGGTCCAGCCGACAAGCTCCGTCCACGTCTGGTCGTCAGGCACAGCGGCGGCGAGGACGTACAACAGCGCCTCCCGCTCCTCCGGCGTGGTGACGGCGTGGAGCCACCTTTGGTTCGCCTCGGGGTCGTCGTCGCGAACCCGTGCGGCGAGCTGCTGCGCGATGGACGCGAGCCGGTCGGCGAGTTCGTCGGCGGCGGTCACGACCCACCATCCACGGGCCGGACCTCGGCTGCGGCGAGCAGGTCTTCGCGGATGCCCCAGCCGGGTTGGAACGCGGCGGCGAGCGCCCGTACCCGGTCGAGGGCGGCGTCCCGCTCGGCCAGCTCCTGGCGCAGCGTGGCGTTCTCGGCGGCCAGGTCTCGGTCAGACACCCGCCATCACCTCCGGCCACTTCACCTTGCGCAGCGCGGCCCGTTGCGCTTGCGGCATCTCGACCATCGCCGCGCCGTAGTGGTCCGCGCCCATCGCGGCGAGGACGAGCGCGTCGGCCTCGTCGTTGCCGGCCACTTCGACGGCCGGGAAGCGGCGGATGACCGACGAGAGGACCAGGTCCTTGCTCGCGTTGCCCTTGCCGGTGGCGTACTGCTTCAGGTGCGCGATCGACACCTGGGCCCATGGGATGCCGGCGGCGTCGACCGCGTCCATGACGAGGTGCCACATGCCGGCGCGGGTGAGGTGCTGGCCGGTCTGGCTGCTGATGGCGAGGCTCTCCACCACGACGAGGTCCGCGCCGCGGGCGTGGTCCATCACCTCAGCCCTGATGTGCCGGAGCCGACCGAACGCGCCCCACTTCTCGTCGGGCTTGGTGACGATGCGGCCTACCCAGCCGGCGTTGGACGCGACGCCGGTGGAGGCGAGGCTGAGGTCGAGCCCGAGGATCCTCATGAGCCGACTCTCTGGTTCTCCTCGTAGATCCGCTGGTAGTCCTCACGGCTGAGGTCGCGACTGGAGATCACCACCGCGTATTGGTCGGAGCCGGTCTCGACGGGCTCGACGTGCAATCCGGCGAGCCGGTTGACCGCCTGGTGCAGCTCACCCAGGTCGGGTTGCTCTCTCCAGTCCCAGGTGAGGACGGCATGGGTGAGGCGTCCGAACCCTGGGAGGCACTGCCAGTGCAGGTGCACTGTGGACATCGGGGTGTCGTGGGGGCCCAGCGCGCTGACGGCATAGGCGACTGCGCCGCCGTCGATGGGGCCACGGCAGTGGTCGCAGGTGTAGGCGATCGTCACGACGGGTCCTCGGCCGGGACCTCGGGGTTGAGGATCGGCAGCGTGTCCAGGTGGTCGATGACACGCCGCGCCTCGTCCTTCGTCAGCTCGTTGCGGGACTTGATCTCCCGGCCGACGACGATCGCGATCAGCGCCAGCGCGGCGTCCTTGTCGGCGTAGCCGCGCTCCTTCAGCAGCGGGAACAGTTTTCGCTGCTGCGGCTGCGTCATCATCTCGACCGCGACGTTCTCCGGCTGCCGCTCCGGCTCGGGCTCCGCCGCCGGCGGCGGGCCGGCCAGGATCTCAGCCGCGGTGACGCGCGCCGCCGGGGCCGGCGACCAGTCGGGCTGGCCGTCCATCTCCTCGACCGCGTACGGGATGCCGTGCAGCGCGTCGGCGGCGACCTGGCGGCAGATCTCGGCCTGGCCTCGGGCGACCATCATCTGCTGCGGGTTCTCCTGGTACTTCGCGTTCGTGGTCAGCTTCGCCTTCTCCACCCGCGCCCGGTCCCAGACCGTCTCGAAGACGTGCTCGGAGCCCCGCCGCCTGCCGCGCACGACGACCCGCGCGTCTGTCTGCTCGGGGATCCACACCTCGTGGCCTCGGGACTGGACCACGGCGACCATCGACTTGGCGTACATGCCGGGTGTGCCGGAGATGACGAAGATGGCGCGGACGGCGGCCATCGGCGACAGGCCCAGCTCGAAGCCGGTCAGGATCGCGGCGGCGGTGTCGGCTGGCTTGCCGCGGAAGTGGGTCGGGACGAACGGGGTGCGGCACAGCGACTCGGCCAGGGACGCGGCGGCGGTCAGCTCCTGCGCCCACTCGACGAGCGACGCGATGGTCGGTGTCGGCGGCGCGGTCTGCTGGTGGAGGGCGAGGCCGTTGTGGTGCTCGGTCCTCAGGGCTATTTCAGTCAAGGTAAGACTCCTCATGCTGGCGCAGCGCCCAACGCGGGGCGGCGACGAGTTCGATGTCGGTGGTGTAGGACGGCCAGATGCCGCTGGCGACGCAGTCGCGGTAGACCTCGCGGGCGCGGGCGTTGCGCTCGCGGCCCATGGCCCGGAACTCGGCGTCAAGTTCGACGACGCTGACGAGGTGCGGGGGGTCTTTTTCCTGGACGACGAACACGAACGCGGGGTCGACGGCAAGGCCGAGCGCGGTGACGCCGTCGAGGTACCAGGCATCTTGTTGGCAGTAGCCGTAGGCGACGGCCGCGCGGGCGAACACGGCCGGCTCGGCCGACACCGCGGTCTTGTAGTCGGGGACGATCATCCGGCGGCCGGGGATGGCGCTGGGGAGCCAGTCGAGCATGGCCCGGCATATGACGCCGGTCTTCTGGTCGCGCCACACGAGCGTCTGCTCGGGCTTGCCGCCGTTGAACAGCGCCGACGCGTACGGGTGCGCGCGCAGCGCCTTGGCCATGTCGACGACACGGCCCCAGTCGTCCTCCAGCAGGGGCACCTTGCCCGCGCGGTGGGCTTCGTCACGCTGCTCCTGGGCGGCTTTGGTGCGCCAGTCGCGAGCCGCTACCACGACGACATCCGGGCCTGCGCCGAGCGTCAACTGGTGGGCGGCGTGCCCGAAGTCGAACGCCTTAGTGGTCTCGGGCGGATGGTCCCGCTCCCAACGGAACCGCGCGGGGCAGTGCGGCGACAGGAGCTTCCTGGCGCCGGACGAGGACAGCGAGCCGCCCTCGACGGGGTCGCGGTGGTAGGCGTCGGCGGGAATGTCGTACACACCGGGTTGGCTGACCTGTTGGTCCAGGATGGCGGTCACGGCGTCCCCCCGCACCGGCACCACACCGTGACGCACCGTCCGGAGTGGACGTCGTGGACGTGGTGCCCGCGCTCGCACAGGTCGCAGCAGGTCCGCTCGGGCAGCGGCGCGGTGACGCCGAACAGCCACCGGGCGAGCCGGGTCAGGACCGCGGTCATTGGTCGCCGTCCAGGGTCAGCGCCTCGCGGACCTTGCGGGCGAGGCACGCGGCGTGCCGGTGGTGGCACGCGTCGTCGTGGGTGCCGCTCTTGCCGCCGTTGACGTCGCGGACGAGGTCGAGGGCCTTGCGAGCGCGTGTCGCGGCGGCGAGGTCCAGCTCGGCCTTCTCGCACGGGCAGCCTCGGGCCTCGCAGCCGTCCGGGCCGTGGCTGTCGTCGGGGTGGGTGCAGCAGGGGCTCATGTCGGCATCCCGACGAGCAGCACGTCGATCTCCTCATCGGTGTGGCCGGCAGCGCGGAGGCGTTCGCACTCAGCGGCAAAGGCGTCCTCCCGTGCTCGGCGCGCTTGGATCTGCTCCTCGTGGTCGGCGGCGCGCATCGCCGCTTGATCGCCGCACTCGTGGGAGCAGTAGCGGTCGCCGGTGCGGTTGAAGCCGCCGCACTCGGGGCACTCGTCAGGCTGGCCGAAGTAGACGCACACGAAGCCGCTCATAGCGCGCTCCCGCCGCTCGTGGGTTCGCTCGGCGCGGCGGCGTGCACGCCGAGCAGGGCGGGCCGGCACAGGTCGCACACGTCGTCGTTGCGCCGGTCGACGTAGGCGTCCACGCAAAGCAGGTGCAGCTCGTTGCGGCCCTGCTTGACCGTGCCGGGCGCGACCTCGGCCGGCTTGTCGCAGCCGGGCCAGCCACAGGGACAGCCGGCGGGGTGGCTGACGACCACGCCGCCCACGGTCGCGCTGCCGCCGAGCGGGATCCGGTCGTGGAGCTGCCCGATCGTCTCCTCCCGCAGGCTGGGCTCCGGGTCGAGCACGATCGCCTCAGCGTCGTCGGGGAGTCCGGGCGCGACGAGGTCCCGCCACCGCTGCATCGACTCGGCGGTCTTGTGGACCGGCACGCCGAACACGGGTGTCTGGCTGAAGTGCTCGTCGACCGGGTCGATGGTGGCGGCGTCCGGATGGGGCCGGACGCCGCCGTCTCCCTCGCCCTCCAGGGGGTCGGAGTCTGTGATTCGCGATTCGCGATTCGCGATTCGGTCGGCCCACGCGCCGACCCGCCAGCAGATCAGCAGCGTCATCACGCCGATGAGCAGCGGGACGGCCATCGCGGCCAGAAGGTCACGCGGCACGAGCCACCTCCGGGTATCCGTCGTGGGTCGCGCCGTCGAGGCGACGGCCGTTGGCCTTCGGGTACCTGCCGCCGTTTTGCTTGTGCAGGTAGGCGACGCCGGCCGCGTCGCACTGGTCGCGGATCGCTCGGAACCAGTCCAGGTCGACGTGCCGGAATCCGGGGCCGGACTCGCCACCGGTGACCACCCAGTCGATGAACGAACGGCCCTGCCTGCATTCGGAAATGCCGTGTGCCTGACACACGGGTTCTCCCGAGCCGTCGTCGTAGTCCGGGCCGTAGTCCGGCAGCCAGTGGTGCAGGCCGTCGTCGTGGGCGTGAAGGTCGATCGGCCCGAGCAGCGGCTCACAGGACAGAAACCGTACTGCGGCAGGGGTCTGGAGCAGGCGCGGCACTCGCTCGTCGGCCCGCTGCTGGTCTTCGACGCTGACGCCTAGCCACACGTTGGGCAGCGGCCACGGCGGCACCCATTCGTCGAGGTTGCTGCCGTCTGGATTGGGGTTGCACGTCCACGTCGACAGCGGCGACGTGTTCACCGCGCCCTGCTCGAAGATCAGGGCGGTGGCGTGCTCGGCGACCGCGGCGAGGAAGTCGGGCCGGCTGATCAGGGACGCCATGCGCGGTGCCCGTTTCGTCAGCACCTGGAACGTGTGCCTGCCGGCGAGGGCCATCACCGCGAACGCTCGGGCAATGAACTCGTCGGTCACCTTGGGGTGGAACAGGTCCGACATCGAGTTGACGAACACCCGCTTCGGCTTGCGCCACCTCAGCGGCAGGTCGAGCGCATCGTCGTGCATAGCCAAGCCGAAGCCCGGCCCGGAGGTGCGCGGGTCGCCGTCGGTCTGGTACTTCGCGGAGCCCATTCCCTTGAGGCGCTTGGCGAGGGTGAGGGCGTAGCAGTTGTCGCAGCCGGGCGAGACGCGGTCGCAGCCGGTTGTCGGGTTCCATGTGGCGTCGGTCCACTCGATCGTCGTGTCAGCCACGGTCGGGCACCTCGACTTCGCGCCACGGTCCGGTGTGGACGGTGCCGTCAGGCCACGCTGTCTCGGTGCGGTAGTGGGTGTGACGGAACCTCGGCTGGGCGTGGACAAAGTTCGCCGAGCCGCGCTGCAGCTGGCAGCAGCGCTTGTTCCCGGACGTGTACTGGTCGTACGTCTCGCCTCCGGGCGGCAGCAGCAGGCCGGCGTCAGCGAGGGCGGACAGGACGGCGCGAGCGTTGACCTGGTGCACGCCGGCGTGCTCGCGAACCAAGTCCTCGGTCTCGTCGGTCCAGCGCGGCTCAGTCGGCATTGGACTGCCTCGCCGCAGCGGTCAGGAGCGCGCGGGCCATCTCGCGCGCGGTGTCGAGCGGCACCCACGCCGTAGCGCGGCCGTGCAGGAGGATCGAGACGTTGCCCTCGTCGTAGCGGTCGACCGTGATGGCCGCGTTGTCGGACTCCTCGCCGTGCCACGGGATCTCCACCGGCTCCGCGAGGTCCGGGACGAGGCGGACCGGGGTGCCCCTCGCGCAGACCTCGGCCCACGAGCGCCATGCGGCGTCCGGCCCGAACTCCAGCCAGCGCAGGCTCTCGTCGTGGAAGGGGCCGGCCTGGCGCCAGTAGACCTCGTCGCCGACTCGCACGATGGAGTCGTCGGGGGGCTCCTCCGGCAACGGCTGCGCCACCTCGGTCAGCAGGGTGAGCGGGATCCACACCACCTCGCCGTCGATGTAGAACCCGGCCGCTGGCGCGCCGGGTTGGCTCCGCTCGTGGTGGGCCTTGCGCTTGGTCCCGCCGAGCGCGCTGGGCAGCAGGTACGTGGTCACGTCGCCCGCCCTCCGATGTGGACCAGCTCGGCGACGTCCTTGGACTGCCAGCCGTCAGGCCACGCGGACGAGATGATGGCGTTGAAGCGGGTCGTGTCGCCGATCGCCGCGTGCCGGGCCATGTACCCCGGCTTCGGTTGCGCGACGACGTCAGCGGCGTGGCTGGCGCCGCCCGTGAGCGTCTGGGCGCGGCGTTCCATGGCGGCGTGGACGTCCATGCGCCACCCTCCTGTCAGGTCCGTGCAGAGGGTGCCGAGCGGGGCGGTGAGGCGGGTGTAGTCGCCGACGGCGGCCCACGGCAACGTGATCGTGGCGCGGAAGTACGCGAACTCGCGGCGCATGGCCCACAGGCCGAGGCCGGCGATGGCGGAGCAGGCGAGGATGGCGGCGAGCATGCGGAATGTCACGACGCCACCTCCGCGCCGAAGACCTTGGCCATTGCCTCGAACTCGTCGGCGCTCTCCGCTCGGGCAAGAGCCGTCACGGCGTCGCGGCTGTACGGCAGCTCCATGCGGAGGCCGTTGGCCAGCGTGAGGCCGACTTCTACGCGGCCCGTGATCGGGCAGTCCTCGTAGACGCCGCGAGAGGCGTGCCCTCGTCGAATGTTCTCCTGGCCCGTTACTGGTTCGAGGTGCTCAGGATTGAAGCAGGCACGGTTGCGGCACAGGTGGTCAAGTTCGATCCCATCACCCAGGGACCCATTGAGAGCAAGCCAAACCCAGCGGTGCACGCCCAGGGTCTTCTTGGCGCGCTTGACCTTGCCATAGCCGTGGATGTTCCGAGCGCCGGTCCATGTCCAGCACCCGCCGCTACCGATCGTTAGCCGCGCCAGCAGGTAGTCTGCCTCTGCCGGGAACCCCTCCCGCAGCGTGGCCGCAGCCGGCCGCAACAAATCGGCGCTCACGACTCGCTCCCCTCAAGCACAGTGAGGCCCAGCTCGGTGAGCGCCCACACGACGCTGCCGGGCGGGAGCATGGCCCAGCCGGCGTCAAGCGCCTCGCGGGCGTCGTGCGTGGCCACCCAATGGCCGGAGGCGAGAAGGCGGAAGACGTGGCCGCCGGCGGTGACGACCCGACGGTCACGGATCGCGGCGAGGAACGCGACGCGGCGCGGGGTGATCTCCAGGATCGGGCGGGTCATAGCTCCACCACCACAATCGGCATGTCAGACCGGATCATGCGCAGCTCGGCGATCGGGTCGATCACGGTGTGGTCGCCGGGTTTGAGCGGCTCGACCTCGCGGGTCTCGCCGAGCAGGTCGACCTGCTCGGCCAGCCAGCGCCACACGTGCGCCTCGTCGGCGAAGTCCGGGGCGACGACGTCGGCGAGGTCGGGATGCTGGGCGAGCAGCGCGGGCCGGCACTCGTCGCTGGCGCGCGGCAGTTGGTGGGTGAACAGGTTGTCGCCGGTCATGTGGTTGAGCAGGTTGTAGACGCCGCCGACGTGGTCCGGGCTGACGAGGCAGCCCGTGGTCACAGACAGGATGTCGCCGAGGTGGAAGCGCATCACGCCACCTCGGCCATCGCTGGCAGCAGCCCGAGCAGCCGCAGCCACTCCTCGGCCTCAGCCGCGCTGCTCGGGGTGAGCGTCGCGCCGGGCAGCGCCTGACCGGGGGCCTTGTGCTCCAGCAGCCCGTGCCCGCAGATCACCTTCGCGGTGCGCCGGAAGTCGCCGGGCGCCCAGTACAGGTGCTCGTGGTCGAGGGCGATCCCGAACACGCATTGCCGCCAGCCGGCGGCGCGGCGGGCCTCGACGAGGCGGCGGACGACGGCGATGTCTGCGGGCGTCACGACGTCACCAGCGACCCGGCGAGGGCGCGGGCCTTGGCCGCCTCTGCGCGGTGCTCGTCCGCCCGTGTCGTCCAGTAGTCGGTGTCCGACCTCGTGTCGCGTCGCGCGTAGTCGTCAGCCTCGGCCGCCTGCTTGTCGAGGCTGACAGCGATCCTCTCCAACTGGGCGAGGCACACGTCGAGCGGCAGCCACACGTCGTCGAGGACGGGCGTCCCGTTCTCGTAGAGGACCGTCGACAGGTAGCCGTAGTGAGTGTTGATGTGCATGTGCGCGGACCGGTCGTAGAACGCGGCCTTGTAGAAGATCGACACCCGCTCGCGGCCGTGCTCGTCGACGAGCCTCGACCACATCGAGTGGTCGGTGGCCTTGCGAGACCATCCGGGCGGCAGCGTCGCGGTGCGGAACATAGGGTCGCCCCGGTCCGGGTCCCCGAAGGTGAAGCCGAGCGCGAGGTACTGGGCGTCGTCGCCCTCGTCCTGCGTCTTGGTCGGCAGGCGGTCGGAGTTGACGAGCTGCGCCTGGCCGGCTGCCTCCATGCGCTCGATGGCGTCCGTGGGGTCGCCGGGGCGCGGGCTCGCAAGCTGGTCGAGCAGGAACGCGGCCGCGTTCGCCGAGTCCTGCATGTCGGCGGTGGTGTTCCGGATCTCGGTCATGCGATACTCCTGTCGGTTGGGCCCCGCGCTTTCGTCTCGCTGACTCGCGCGGGGCTTTCGTCTTGTCTTGGTGGGGCGGGCTCCGTCCGATTCGGAGCCCGCCCCGTGCCGGCCGCCACGGGAGGGCAACGGCCGGCTTCCGCGCTCTAGCCGGGATCTGCCGGGCCGGCGAGCGCGGACGTTGGGGGGCTGAGGCCCCACACGACTTCTTCGGTCACCGGTTCACGCCCCGATGCCGCAGCCCGTCCGGGATGTCACGCCGGGCTGTGTCGAGGCGTCCACGCCGGATCGCGGCCAACGTCCGGGCCTCGACCTCAAGGCGGCGTGCGCGGCGGCGTCGGAGCCGGGCGAGCAGGCGGCGGATCACCGGGTCACCGCCGGTCGCTCGCGGATCAGCCAAAAACCCTCGCCGTGCTCATCCTTGTGGTGGCGGCCGACCTCCCAACCGGGGAGCGCGGACAACTCCTCCCACGTCCACCGCTCGCCCCGCGAGCCCCAGCCATCCTCCGGGCGGTTCATCACCCACGCCTCCGGGGGTGGCGCTCCCAGCCATCCTCCGGCGATGTCGCTGTCACGCACGCGGACGAGCACCCGATCGCAGAACGCCTCCAGCTCGCGCGGCTCGGCCGGGGTGAGCCTCGGGCACGCGCCACAGTCACCCGAGGCGGTGCAGCGCCCGAACCTCCCCCATCGCGCGCGCGGGGTGTTCCGCGACTCCACGAGGGTCGCGTACGACCTCGGGCGTAGCGCGCACTGGTGCGCTGGCCGTTCGTTTGCGTTGAGTGAGAGCCGGTTCATGCCCTTGCCGTCCGGGCCGCCGGGCCGGACACGTGGCGATTCGAGGAAGACGGGCATCACCGGGTCACCGCCCACACGAAGACCAGCGGCGTGAGCACGACCGCGACCGGGATCAGGGCCAGCGCCCACGCGACGGCCATCAAGCCGGCCTCACCGTGGCGGGTCATGACGACGCCCGGACAGCGCGGTGGGCGTCAGCCAGAGCCGCGCCCTCGATCAGCCGGACGCCGACCATGCGGGCCAGGTCCGGGCTGTACGTCTGGTCGCCGTGGCGGACGACGCCGTCGGCGGGGACGGCGGTGATCGGGTCGCGGACGCCGAGCAGGTCAGCGGTCAGCGCCCCGTCGGCCGTGGCCGTCCAGCGGGTGTAGTTGCGGGGAACGGGTGTCATGCTCTGGGTGGACATCGATCTCCAAGTGGTTGGTGTCCGTGGGGCGTCGGCCTGCCAGGGCCGGCGTCCCGTCTTCATGTCGCCGGCGCGGGTCATCGGGTCACCAGCGCCACGACGAGCGGGGCCATCGTGACGATCGACGCCGGGGCCAGCAGGACGACGGCGCACGCGCCGCTGCCCGACGAGCCGCCGCCGCCCCACGGGCCGGTGCCGGCGCGGCCGGAACGTCCGCGGGGGCCTCGTCCGGCGCGACCTTTAGGGCCGCGTCCTGCGTTCCCGTTGCGGTTCACGCGGCACCAGCCGGCGACGGGAGAGTGGTCGGCGTGAGAAGCGCTTCGACGTCCTCGCGACGGAAACGCAAAAGGCCGCTGGGCAACGTGATCGCCGCGATGCGGCCTTCACGTACCCAGCGGCTTACGGTGTTCGGGGTCACCTGACACAACTCAGCGACCTCGCTGGTGGTGAGAAGCGACGGACGTGGTGTCATGCACCACAAGGTAGGGTGCGGACACGAGTGGTGTCAAGCACCACTCGTGGCCGTAGTCTTGCGCGATGTTGCATAACACGTACGATGACGGTTATGACCACTTCAGTTGGAGAGCCCCGAACGGGATGGATCGCGGATGACTCCACCTTCGGCGCTCGGCTGGCGCTGATCCGTCAGCGCATGTCCTGGGGCAACGTGAAGGAAGCGGCCGACGCCTGCGGCTTGCCGGCCGAGTCTTGGCGCAGGTGGGAGCGAGACGGACGCGCGCCGCGCGACGTCGTTCAAATCGCGGAGGTGATCGCCGACAAGACCGGCTGCGACATGGGCTGGCTGCTGGCCGGGTCGAGGTTGAGGAGGACACACCCTATTGGTGGATACCAGCGCTCAGGCAGTAGGCGTCCGCCGACCGGACGGCGCGACCACAGCCGACCGGCCACGCACGGGCCGCCACTCGGACCGGGTCGCACGTCGCGAGTACACCCGCCCATGGCCGCATGACCGATTCACTCTCCGATCATGCTCCGTAACAGAGCCGAAACATTGGAACATGCGTCCGTGTCGCTGATGTGACCTTGAGTCACCCGTCACAAGGATCCCTAAAATGACCAATCTCATCCACCGCCACCTCAAGCACCTAAAGGTAGGCGGCCGAAGCCCGAACACCATCTACGACAGAGGCAGAGTCCTCGTCCGAGTCGACGCCGAACTCCCCTGGGGCGTCGAGGACGCGGACGGCGAGGAGATCGCCGACTGGTTCGACGGCCGCAAGTGGTCGCCCGCCACCCGCGCCTGCTACTGGATGCACCTCTGCTGCTTCTACGACTGGGCCGTCGCCGAGCCGGACGGCCCTACCCTCAACCCCATGTCCAGGCTCATCCGCCCACCCGCCGCCCACCACCTCCCCGACCCCGTCACCGACGACGAGCTGGCGCTCGCGATCAACCGGTCACCGGAGCAGCCCTACGGCCTCGCCGCCTACCTCGGCTCCTACGCCGGGCTGCGCTGCGGCGAGATCGCGGCCCTCCAGCGCGAGGACATCACCGAGCAGCGCGTCTTCGTCCGGCACGGCAAAGGCGACCGGCCGCGCTACGTCGACACGTCCCCGATCCTGTGGGAGCGCGTCAAGGACATGCCGCACGGCGTCCTGATTCGCGGCAAGCGCGGACGGCCCATCGGGGGGCGCACGCTCACGCAAGAGCAGCACCGGCACTGGGTCAGCGTCGACCTGCCGAGAGTCCACCTTCACCGGTTCCGGCACTGGTTCGCGACCACGCTCCTCGTCGGGGGAGCGGACATCCGCAGCGTCCAGGAGCTGATGGGTCACGCGTCGCTAGCCACCACCGAGCGGTACCTCAAAGTCGTCGACAAGCACCGCCGGGCCGCTGTCCGGTTGCTCCCGATGGTGGTGGCACGAGCCGGGGCTTAGCCGGCTCGTGCTTGCCACCCGAAGGCGCATAAAACATGATGAGGCCCGGACCCCGCCTCGTCACTAAGTGAGCAAGGTTTGCCGCGCTCAATCCGTCGAGGGCGTCTCAGGTTTCGAGACGACGAACACCCCAACGCCGGCGACGCCCTCGACCAGGCGACGGTCATGCAGCAGCCCGACCGCCCGGACCACGGTCGCGAGCGACGACGAGTAGATCGTGACGAGCTGGGAGTGAGAGGGCAGCTTCCCGCCCGGCGGGTACTCGCCCGACTCGATCCTCGCTTGGAGGTCGTCGGCGATGCCCCGGTACGTCAGACGTTCGACGGGCACGGTGATTCTCCTGAGTTGGCTCACTGAGTGAGCCATGCTCATCACCTCCCCGTCAAGACCGTCATTGACTATGTGAGCTAAGTGAGCATAGCGTCGAGCCGGAGGGCCCCGACCTGAGTTGGCGCTTACGAAGGGGCCCTCCCCCCCAACCAACAAAGTCGGGCCCGAGCGGCGGTATGAACGCCGGCACGGGCCCTTGATCAGACACTGGAGGTCTGACCCGTGACCAGACTAGAGCCAGCGCCAGCAGGCCAGCGCACAGAGCCGAGGGCCTTCGTGGTGGGCGACCGCGTCTACCAGGTCCACACCGACTGGCCCGGCACCGTCGAGAACGCCGACAACCCCACCCGCCCGGACGTCAAATTCGACGGCGTCACCAACGCCGTCCCCATCGACGCCGCCCAACTGCGCCACCACCCGGTCACCGGCGGCGGCAGATGACCGCCGACCCGGTCCGCGCCGCCGTGACTGAGGCCGTCGAGGCCCTGCAAGCGTTCGGCGAGCTCACCCGAGACCAGGCCGCGACCGTGCTGCCGTACTGGCGGCACTACTCCACCCTCGGCGAACGCGGGGCCGCCGCGGTCCTGCGCCGCTTCCCGCCCGCGGACCCGGTCGACGCAGCCGTCGAGGCGGGGGAGCCGCACCCCGGCGGCGGATGGATCAGCGGCGCCACGATCGGCGGCGGGTCACAGGTGTCCAGGGGGCGAGCCCAGTCGCCCCCTGGGCTTGGTCAGTAGTACTGCTGTTGCTGTTGTGGCTGGTCGACTCGGACGGTGACGCGGTTGACGGTGTTCGCGGCGATGATCGGCTTGACCCACCAGGCCAACGCGACCCACCACAGGATGATCGCGACGGGGTACAGGCCGAGGGTCAGCACCGACCACTTGACGGCGTTCCAGAACGTGCGTGGGGGTTTGCGGGGTCGGGCGAGGGTGACGGAGCCTGGTGTTTGCGCGGTGACGACGAGCCCTTTCCCGGCCCAGTACGCGACTGTCTGGTCGAGCTCACGGGGGGTGACAGTTACGGTTTTCATTCCGTGAGGGTGGCAGAGGTGCGCAAGAATTCGCGTCGTCCGTTCGGCTGGCGAGGGGCCATTCTCCGCGTCCAACGGGTATCGCGCGCATGGGCCGCGGAGCGACAACTGGATGGGCATGAGAAGTCTGTAATTCCGATTTCCGCGTACCACGGCCGGGCAAGGTACGCCGCCACCCGGCCGTCAACCTGTAGCGCCAGACCGTCCTCCACCTTATGCACAATGGTGTTGCATCGAGGACACAGCAAGCCGCGGACGGCGAGCCAGCCGAGCGCATGGTCGTGGTCAAGGAACAGGCCAACACCACTGCGACGCATTGGTTTTCCACAGATCTCGCAGCATCCACCCGAGCGCGCCAACAGCAACTCGTGCTGCTGGCACGTGATGTGGTACGCCCGGTGCGCGCAGCGCGGATAAGTGCGGTGCGCCTTGCCTGTTCACTCGGCGGATTCGGGGCGGTGACGGGCAACGTACCGCCGTAGGGCGCGCTCAATCACGGCGGTCATCGTCTCGTTTTTCAGTGCCGCAATCGCCGCCGCCTCGTCCCAAACCGCTCCGACTCGGATGTTGCGCTTTGGGGTCACGCCAGTTCTGGGCCGGCCGCGCGGCCGTTTACCTGCTTCGTCCATACGAGTAAACGTACCACCGAAATGTGCCCCGGGCCCTTGCGTCCCTCTGGTTTTCTGTGGTACACTAAATGTACAAGGCAAGGACAACTACACAGCACAGACCACTAGCCAGGAACCGGGACCCGAAAGGGCAGCAGGAGGGCTATCGGGAAACAAGCCTCCAGCGCGGGGTGACGAAAGCCAAGCGATCACGAGAACGAGGTCGGGACAGTGCGCAGGACAGGACGGGGATAGCCCCCGAACCGCGAGCGCCTCTAGCCGACACGGACGAACGCGACACGACAGCCGAGCAACACCCCCGCCCCCAGGCAGACGACACCGCGCAGACGCGCGACCGGCGCCGGGGGCCACGGACCGCGAGACGCAGCGCAGGCAGCCTGACCGACCACTGAGGCGTAAGGCCGCGCGCGGAGGTGCGACTTCCTCCCAGGTCCCCGAACCCAGCCATCAAGGCTGGCGAGTCCGAGGAGACGGACATGCAGACCACCCCCACCCCCACCCCCACCCCCACCCCCACGCCGATCCGCTGCGCACACCACAGCGCC